ATTGCCTCGGTTGAGATCGAGTCGGTAGACCGGCATCGCTTAACCCGGCTGCGACCGCACAACGAACAGCGCCACCCGAGGCGCACCCGTGCCGCCCCAGACAGCCCAGATCCCATTCGGGCAGAACACGCCGACACCGCCGCCAGGCCCGATCACGTTCTTGTAGCCGACGACGTTGAAGGTGCCGGTCACGATGCCAGGCGCGAGGTTTATCCCTGCCGCGCTCGTCCCTGCGTGCAGATCCAGCGTCGAGCTGGTGCCGGCGGCCGTCACCTGGTAGCCGTAGATCCAGCACGGGCCGGTGATCGCCTGGGCAGCGGCCACGCCCGTGATCTCGACCATCTCGACCATGGCGCCGCCCCAGTTACGCCAAGCCTGGGAGTCCATGCCCGGCTCGATCGCCTGGTTCGCGACATGCGCCGCGCCCTGCGTGACGTCGACCGTCTCGATCTTGGTGTTGTCGATGGCCTTGGTGCCATGCATTACCTGTCCGACTGTCTTCTCGATACTCATCTATGCCTCCAGCAACAGGAGCGCCGCGACTGCCGCGGCCACGGCCATCTCTTCTTCGTCGACCAGGCCGCGACCGGATGCGATCGCAGCCTGAGATTCTTCGATCAGGTCCTGGACCTGGCGCGCTGCGACGGCCTCGAGGCCCGCCTCGCTCGCGCCGGCCGCCGGCCCGGACTTCTTCGGCGCCTTCGGCTTCGCCGGCTGCGCCACAACGGATGGCTCAGCGTCGTCGCCGCGATCCGTGGGCTTGGGCTCGATCGCCTGGGCGGGCTTGCCGTACAGGACTTGCGAGCGGCGCTTGCGGATCTTCTCGAACGCGTCCTCATCGGGGCCGCCCGAGAACATCTGCTCGTCGAGCCCGACTGCGCCGATCCTGGGCTGGCCCACCGCGCTGGTCGGGGCGATGCCCGCCAGGGCAATGACCTGGGGCGCCACGACCGTGGGCGTGCCCACCGCAGCGCTCGAGGCGATGCCGGTGAGCCGGATGCTCCTGCCGATGTGCGGCTGCCCCACGGCCGCCGTGCTCGCCACGCCGGCCAGGCTGAGGCGCAGGTACAGGCCCGGGGCGCCGACCGCGCTGGCAGGCGCAATGCCGCTCAGAACGAGCGACTGCGTTGCGCCAGAGAGCGACACCACCGCCGAGCCGATCGCGGCCGCGCTCGCAATGCCCGTGAGCGCGATGACCTGCTCGGCGAGGATCGTCGGCGTGCCGATCGCGGCCGTCGAACCGATCCCACCCAACGCGAGACGCAACCCGACTCGAGGCGAGCCCACGGCCGCCGCACTGGCGATGCCGCCGGCTACGATCCTCAGCCCCGCACTGGGCGACCCGATCGCGCTCGTCGGCGCAATGCCGGTCAGGACCAGGGTCTGCGGCGCGCTCGCCAGGCTGACCACGGGCGAGCCGACCGCCGCAGTGCTCGAGATGCCAGCGAGGATGATGTCCTGCTCGACCCGCAGCGTCGGCGTGCCCACGACCGCGCCGGAGGCGATGCCAGACGCAGCAATCGATAGCTGGATGTTCGGCGAGCCTACGGCCGCCGTGGAGGCGATGGCTCCTACATTGGAGAGGGTGATGCCACCGGAAGCCGGCGCCTCGAGCGGCAGCGATCCGATCTCAACTTGCGCTCCATCAAAGAAGATCGAGCGATAGCCGCGCATCTATCGCTCTTCGATCAGCTCGAGCATCAACATGTTGCTGGTAAACGAGGAGCCGCCAGAGCACAGCACGTCCAGGCATGCATCCTTCTCGATCTCGGAGAGCATGCCGCCGAGGATGTGATCGCGCTCGGGACTTTGCCCTCGGCCCAGCGAGTCCGCGAAGGAGTTGCTGACCCCAGTCGTATCGCACAGCACGGCCAGCGGCTTGAACAGCACCACGCCGAGGTTGCCTGCCGTGCCCGTTGACGCCAAGAACGTCACGGCCTCCACCGACAGCACGCCCACATCACCATCGGCGAGCGGCATGAGGATGACGGAGTTCAGCGTCAACGACGCCGGGAAAGCCGTGATCGCCGTGACACGGTTCGGCGTCCCGGCGCTATTGGTGTACCTGGCCGTGACCGTGATGGGCGTTGCGCCGAGGTTCGCCCACACTTGCAAGCCGATGCACACGCCCACGCCGCTGGTGTGCCGCGTCAGCGCCGCCGTGGGCAGATTGGTGGTCTGCTCGGTCGGAGTCAGCGGCGTGACGCTGTTGAGCCCGCCCTGATGCGACAGCCGGTCGATCAGCATGTAGCGCCGATTGCCGCTGCCGCCCTGGCTCATGGTCATCGACTTCGACAACCAATACTTGGCAGCGCCCGTGCGATGAGCGTTGTTGCGCGCCCACAGCCCGCCGACCGTATTGCCGCCCAGGGCGACCGCGACGGTCGGAACGGCGCCGCCGCCCACCGTGAATTGCGAAGACCACGTATTCCCGTTATGACCTGCGTTGTTGCCCGCCAGGTGTACCGGGGACCGGCGCGCCTCGTTCGTTGCGGCGAAGCTCGACCAGGCCATCAGGCGTCCACGAACATCGGGGCCACCACGCCCACGGGCGTGTTGGTGGTCCAGGGCAGGACCGCGAACGCGATACACGCATCGGTGTCCACCTTCTGAATCGGCGGCAGGCCCGACACGAGATCGCGCATGAGCGGACCGCCGTTGCTGGCGCAGAACGCGCTCATCAACGGGCGAACGACCGTCACGCCGAAGTTGCCCACCGTTCCGGTAGAGGCCGACAGCGTGGTGCCCTCGACAGATCGCACGCCAGTATCGCCGCTCTGGAGCACCAGCGGGATCATTCGCTGCGCCTCGCGCAGCCCGGTGTTGCCGATGCTGACTGCCTGCGTCACTCGGTTCGGGTCGCCGTTCTGGTTCGTGTAGCGCGCGGTGATCGTCCGGCTGGTGGCGCCGATGAGATCGTAGATCTCAATCCAGATCTGATTGCCCACGCCGCCCGTGTTGCGCGTGAGCGTGCCGCCCACCGCTTGCTCGGTGATTGATGTGCCGCTCAAGCCGCTCAAGTGGAGCAGTCGGTCGTACATCAGCAACGTGCCCGGGACCAGGTAGCCCTCGATGCCGAGCAACTGGCGCTCCATGCCGCCCGCTGCGTTGGCCTGGCCGAGCGCGCCCGCGGTCGTTCGCGTCGGCGCGGACACCGCGCCGGGAAATGTCGAGACCGGGTTGTACGTGTTGTTGTAGTTCCACAGCGAGATCCAGCGACTGGCTATCGCTGGGATGGCTGCGTTGGCCCCGACGCGAGAGTCATACATGCGCCAGATGCGCTCCGGCGCCCCGGAGCTGCCGCCACTCGCGCGAGACACGAGATCCGATAGGTCGGCTATCGCGCCCATCAGCCACCCTCAACAATGCGATTGCGCGTCTCGGCGGACAGCAGGCCAGCGCCGTACAACGCATTGACGCCGCCCACCGTCTCCGGATGCACACGGGATACGCTCTGCGCCCGCTCGAAGCGGTACAACCAGGCTTTGATCGCGTAGTTCTGATCGGCCGCCGCGAGGATCGAGGCGACCTCGGTGTCCGTCATCAGGCGCAGGAAGTCGATGGGCGCGATCACCACGGGCTCACGGTCTTTGCCATCGCCGAGCCACGTGTCGCGCATCGCCACAAGTTCGGCGATCTGCTCGCTGGTGAGCGTGACGCCGGCCGCCGCCGCCCAGCTCTCGGGACGCAGGTACTGTCCGCCGTGAACGCCATGGATCACGCCGTCGACCTCGCCGCGGTAGGTGCGCAGATCGACATCCCAGCCGACCGCGCCATTCGCCAGCGAGATCATCCGCCGATCACCATGCGGCGACGCGTCGGGTCGTTGCGCAGCAGGCTCTCGCGCTGCCGGGCAAGCACGTCGACCTTCGCATTGGCCGCGCGCTTGACCGCCCGCAGCTCAATGATTTGCTCGTTGATCTTGCGCACCTCATCCTCGGCCGCAACCAGGTCGGCCTCGATCTTTTCCAGACTGTTCATGCTCACTCCTGAATGATGGTGGGCGTGCCGACCACGGCGCCAGCCCTGACCCCGCCCGGCATGTACCGGCGCAGATCGCTGTTCCAGGCCGCCTCCTTGCGCACCTCATCCATGATCTTGGGATGATTGCTCAGCGTGAACGGCAGCCCGGCACGCGCGCACATGGCGCCCTCGTGGATGAGCCGATCGGCCTCGGCGTACTCCTGCGCTTGCAGGCCGGCGCGGCGCAGCGCAATGGCCAGCTCGAGCGCCTCGCGGTGCCCGATCTCCATGAAGGCCCGATCGTCGATGGCGACGAGCACCTTCGGGCCTTCGCTGCGAACGCGGACCTTCACAGGGCGAAGATCCTGTTCGAGCCCGAATCGAACTGAATCGTGATGTCGGCGCCGTTGGGCGTGCAGGGCAAGCCCGTCGCCGTGTCGACCAGCGCGATCAGATCCTTGGTGGCCTCCGTGCCTGGCGTGTCGTTGAAGAACACCAGCGACTCGAACTGGTCACCGCTCACCGTGGCCACCGTGATGTCAGCCGCATCGAACACGCCACCCGTGAACGTCTTGCTCGCCAGGGCGCCGGAGGTGAACACCCGGGCCGGGGCAGTGATGTCGTCCAGGAAGTCGTCGGTCGCCACGTTGGGCGTGTCATCGGCGTGGTCGACGCCGATGATCTTGATCGAGTCATTCAGATTGACGGTCGCCTGGAGCAATTGCTCCTTGAACGATGCAAACAGTGCGTTGGGCATGCTAGTCCTTCCTCTTCGCGCCGCTCGCACGGCCGCTCTTGTCGCGCTCGATCACGAGCTTGCCTTTGGGGTCATCGACGAGCTGCGCTCCCTTGAGCTTGCCGTCCGCGCCCCACTCGAATACCACCCTGCCCTGCTTGCCGGCGGGCGGCTGCTTCGCCTCGATCGTCTTGCCGACCTCGGCGGCGATCTCTTTGCTCGCCTGGTCCGCCACCTTCTGAGCAATGGCGCCGATGTCCAGCGCGGGCGCTGCCGGCTTCTCGACCTTCTCGCGCTTGGCCTCACGCTGCTCGGCCTTGGTCTCGACGGTGTCGATCTTCTTCAGCAATTCATTGCGCAGTGATTCGAGTTCCTTGCGCATCGACTCGACCACGCCGTCGCCGGCCGCACTGAGCCGCGCCACATCGCGGTCCTTGTCGGCGTTGATCTCGGCGATCTCCTTGTCGATCTCCTTGGCGCGCACCACGGCGGCCTGAGACTTGGCGCCAGCCGCCATGGCCGCGTTGACCTTGGCCAGCTCGCCCAGCAGCTTCTGCTCGCGAACGCCCGCGGTCGAGCGCACCGTGAGCACCTCGGCGGTGAGCTTGTCGATCTGCTCCTGCGCATTGCGCTGGACCTCGGTCAGGCGCTGCTCGTACTCGGAGCGCACGCTCTCGCCGGCCGGATCGGCATCGAACTCGCGCAGAGCAGCTTGCGCCTCGGCCTTCAACTTCTCGGCCTTGGCCTCGCGCTCCATCAGGTCGGCGAGCACCATGCGCCGCTGGATGTCGGCCTGCTCGGCCGCAGCCTCGGCCATCTGCTTCTCTTCCTGCGGCGTGCGCGGCTCGCTGATGCCCATCGCCTTGCGCACCGCATCTGCCATCTCGCGACGCTTCTGAAGCGAGGTGGCCTCGAGGTAGAACGGCGCGATGGCCGCCTGGAGATCCGGCGGCATGCCCTTCATCACCTCGGCCAGCATCGTCAGCTGCTGCTGACGGTAGCTCGGCGTGCTCGGCACGTCCTCGAGCGCGACCTTGACCTTGGCCTGGCGCACGTCGTTGATGACGACCTTCTGGCCCGTGTTCTCGTTGAGGATGGTCTTGTTGAGCACGACGGTCTTGCGCCGGCCGGGCTCGCCCACCATGACCTGGACCTCGCTGCCGATGAGATCCTCGTCGATCAGGTCCACCAGGCGCTCGCCCACCGTGCGCCGGGCGTAGCGGTAGTTGTCGTTGATCTCGGCCAGCGCCGTCGTGCCCTGCTCGACCAGGCTATCGATGGCCACACCTGAGTTCGCACCACCGTCACGGCCGAGCAGCGCGTTGAACACCCCGACGACCTCCTGGACGGCCATCTTGCGCTCTTGCAGGAGCTTGAACTGCTGCTCCGACAATTGCAGGTTGTCGTCGACGACGAACGCATGCTGCTTGTTCGCCCGGTGCGGGTTGAGCGCCACCCAGGCGTCAGCGCGCGCAATCTCTTCGAGCACGTCCTGCACGGAGTTCGTCTCGAGATCGAGCGCATCAGCATCGGCCTGCACGCGCTTGGCGCCGAGCAGCCAGTACATCTTCTGCACCCGGGCGTTGACCTCGTCCTGGGGGCTCAGCATCGCCCGGATCAGGCCATACGGCACGCCCGTGAGATCCTCGCGGTAGCCCCAGAACGGGATGTAGGGGAAGTAGTTGCGCCGGCAAGCGCAGTCATGCAACCGGTGGGGGCCGGCGAAGATCGCCATGCGCATCTTGGAGTACACGGCCTGCTCGGGGCGCACGCGGCGCGTGGCGAGCAGAGCGAGGTGCATGCGATTGCGTACGTCCAGCTCGACCGGCGTGCCGTCCGGCATGCGGATCACGTAGCCACGCACCCATTGACGGTACCAGACCTCATAGAGCGCCAGGCGCTGGCGGTCACTCATGCGCCAGTCATCCAGCTCGTCGAGCGAGGGGCCGCGCTCGTGGTCGAGATCCTGGCGAAGGTGCGCGCTCATCTGCTCAGAGAGCAGCTCGTACCTGAGCGGGTCGCCGAAGATCGCCTTCAGGATCTCCTTGTGCTTCGGAAAGTAGGCGACGGCCTGGTCGACGTCGTAGAAGCGCTTGCGCACCAGGTACGACGACTGGGTGAGCATCGGGTCATCGTCGTGCCAGTCCCAGAAGATCTCGCGCCGATGGACCGACTGGACCCGGTACGGGTAGTCGAACGGGTTGTTGCGCCGGCTCACCTCGACCCAGCCCAAGCCCGCCTTGATCTGGCCGGCGTAGCCATCGGAGCAAGCGCGATCGGCGCGTGACTCGCGCTCGGCTTCCATGAGCTTCGCGCTCTTCGCCTCGGCTACATCCTGCCAGCGATCGTCGTCAGCGGTCAGGCGCCAGTCCGAACGTGTCTTCGCCTCCATGCCGAGCACGACGTTGATGATCGGCGCGATCACATTGGTGATCAGCGGACCCATGCCCTTGCGGGCCAGCGCTTGCAGCGTGTCGGCGTCGAGCTGGTTGCCGTCGTAGTAGTCGACGCACCGATCGGCGTGCCGGCGCCACGGCGGCTGGTTGCGGATGTCCTCCATGAACGAGCACAGCGAGCGATAGCTCAAGCCATCGCTGGGGGCGTAGCCCTTGCGCTCCTGATGATCGAGGACGTCGAGCACACCGCCTGCGGCGATCGTCGGCGCTACTGCGAGCTGCATGTTCATTCGGTTCGAGCCCTCATCATCACGCCCTCCAATTCGTTGCTCGGCGGTGATTGATCTTGTTCGGCTTAGGCGGCAGCGCAGCGAAGCGCAGCGTCATGATTGCGTAGCGCGTGGCGCTCATCAGGTCGTCACGCACCTTGACGATCTTGCCGTCCTTGCGGTGGTAGAGCCTGAACTCCTCGAACCAGTCGTTGAGGTGGCTGAACACCTTCAGCCGGCCGCCGTTCATGCGCTCGAGCATCTCGGAGATGCCGGCCTCGACGCTGGTGAGGCTTGCCCGGGTGTTCGAGTCCTTGCGGTCACCTTCCTCGGGGAACTTGGCCATCTCGGGCAGCATCTTGACGCCCAGGTCCCGGTACTGCGAGGCGAGCTTCGGGCCGGCGGCCGTGTCGTTGTTGCCGTCGTGCGGCCAGGCCATCGGTATCCACTCGCCGCGGCCCTTGATCGCAGCGGCATGCACAGCCGGCGGCTGCTCGCGAAGCCGGTGGACGTCGTACACGTAGACGATGTCGGCGTCCCGGTCCCAGGCGATCCAGGCCGCAGCAGTCGGGTGATCCCAACCAAAATCCATCGCGGCCAGTCGCGGCCAGTGCGGGGGCAGCGGGAAGGGCTCGCACTTGATGATCGATTCTTCCACCGGAAAGATCCTTCCGCTTCCCAGCACCGGCACGCCCTTGGCTCGAGCCTCGCGCTCGTGGGCCGGGTAGCTCGCCGTGATCTGGGCGCGCTCCTCTGGGGTGTAGTGCTCTGCGTCGTCGATCGTCATCGAGACGACGTGACGGTCGACCTTGCCCGGATCGTCCTCAGCGGGCAGCAGGAACCGGCAGACCACGTCCGACATGCCCTTGAGCGGGGTGAACGTCATCGCCACCAGGCCGCGGGTCGTGTTCGTGCGCGTCAGCGTCTCGGTGTAGACGCCCAGATCGTCGGGCTCCTCGTCGAGCCAGGCGAAGTCGAGCGTCTCGGCCTGGAACTTCTCCCGGCCCTGCTCGTACGCCTTGAAGGTGAGCTGCGACTCGCCGGCCTGCACGTCACCGCCGCCGCCATGCTTCACGACCACGGTATCGATCGAGTCGGCCGCACCGCGCCGCATCGAGTGGTCCTTGATCGCATCCTTCGGGATCATCCCGGTACCGATCGCGTTCGGCCGGCCCATCAGGATGCGCTGCGCACCGTCGCGCGTCAGTTCAAACGAGACCGAGGCCGACCAGGCCACGATCGCCTTGTGCCAGACCCGGCCTTCCCACCAGCTTGGGTACCGGCCGGTGAGATGCATCGCCATCTCGGCGCCGGCCGACAAGGTCTTGCCGACCTGGTTCGCCGCCATGAGCATGCGCTCACGGTACCGAGCGCCGGCCGCGTGGAACTCGCGCTGCTTGGCGTAGGGCCGATAGCCCTCCAGTCGACGCGCGGCGAGCGCTTGCTCGAGCTTAGTGCGTAGTGCGAGCAGGGTTGCTCGGCTGGACAGATCCAGCTTTCCCTGCGTCAACTGGTTGAGGTGCGCTAGCTGTGAGAGCTGCATTGAGTCCTTCAAGGAGCGACTTGGTCTCCTCATAGCCAAGATCGTCGAACGGCGAGCGCAGGATCTTGGTCACGTTCACGAACATGCCGAACGCCTCGCGACCGAACAGCTCGAGCGCCTTGTTCGAGGCGGCGAAGTTAGCAATCCATTCACCAGTGGGCTTGCCTTCGCGGTCGTACACGGGCTCGCCAGCCTTCGCCTTCATGGCGTTGTCCCAGACCTCGCGCAGCACGTCTTCTCTCGTAACCGCAAGTTTCTCAACGGCTTTCGCGGTCGCTGCCTGCTCTTTGCTAACATTTTCGGCAATGAGATTAGCAATGCGCTCCTGCACGTCCTTGCGCTTCTCGACCTTGCAGGCAGCGACGTTCGCCGCCTTGGGCGAGTAGCCTGCGGTCACGTAGGCTGCGGTCTGCGTCGCACCCTTGGCGCGCTCCTGGCAGTACAGCTCGTGGCGGGCGTTCCTCAGCGCGGGCATCAGTGACGAGCCACTCTGTCCATGCGGCTGGCGCGGAACAAGCCGAGCCGCTCGCGCACAGTGCGCGGGGCTATTGCGCCGCCAAGGTGGTAGCCCTTGCAGAACTGGCAGCGGTAGGCGCTGACCTTGCCGTCAGCGTTGCGCCGGATGCGTGAGAGCGCCTGGACGGGGTCGTCGAAGCGCTGCTTGGTCTCGCACTGGTTGCGCCGGATCTCTGCCTGGGCAATGTGCGCCTCCAGGCGGTGGATCACCTCGGACCAGTTGACTCGGGCGGTCACTTGCCGGGGTCCTCCGGCGAGAGGAACAGACTGGCGAACGGCTGCTGCTTCATGTAGCCCGCCAGCATCTCGGTGGGGTACTTCGAGTTCGCCAGGTCGAGCCGGGCCTTCAGCGGGTTCATCATGCCCGCGAACCGCTGCGTGTCCATCGTTCGAGCCCGATCGAGCAGCGCAGCCGCGGCGCGACGCGATCCGGGATCGACCGCGGCCCGACCCATGTCGTCGAAGCCGACCTCGAGCAGCATGGTGACCCGCAGGACCTGGAGCAGCTCCTTGAGTTCGCCGAGGTTGTCGCCGCGCTCCTCCAGACGGGAGAGCGCTCGATCGATGGACTCGAGCACGGGCAACGCAGAGCGCTCGATCGCCCTCCCGACACTGGTCGGAGCAACGAATGGCTCTGCGTGCTCGCTCACCGGGGCGCTCACTGGTCGGTGGGGCGATCGGTGTTGGGGTAGTCGCCGGCAGGGCCAGGCACGGCATGCAGCACCGGGGGCGTCTGACCCGCGGCCACGGCCTTCTGGTACGGCATCCACTCGCAGCGGTGCTCGTTGGTCACGTAGACGTCGCCATTCTGGGCCAGCGGCACGTTCTGCCGGGGGTGGATGGTGCCATCGGCGCCGAACACCGCGAGGTTCACGCAGTAGTCGTCATGGACAGCCACCACGATCGCAGCCAGCGGCTGGTCGTTGACCTGGGGGAAGGCGTCATCCTTCGCGGGGAAGTACCAGACGATGCGGCCGGGCGTGGGCTTAATCATTCCTCAATTCCTTTTGCAGTGTTTGGGTTGGGCACGAAGCGAGTCGGATCGAAGTAGCAGCCGGACATCCCAGCGATGAAGCGATGCCCAGGCATGTGGCCGCACTGTCCGTAACCCTGCGGGGGCGCTCGATCACCCTCGGGGAACGAGGCCGGCGATCTGAACGTAGCGCACCGATCACAGCGGTGATCGGTGAGAGGGTCGTGGATCACGATGCAGTCCGGCATGAAGAACCTGGGGAAGGAGGAGGACAGAGCCTCGACCGAGGGGAGCACTCGGTCGAGGATGCCCGCCGGGACCACGCTGCACATCGGAGCCGCCCAGAACCTCAACGAGAAGAGAACTACCCCAAGGTAGCCGACTTAATCGTTAGAGTTCTTATGGGTGCAAATGCCATTTTGCATGTCTTTTTGGAGATTTCAAGACCTTTGTAAGTTCTTGATTTATTGTGCCATTTGCATTGTTTTATGACTTGTGGCATAATGTTTCACGTGAATCGCCGCTGACTCGACGGATTCGAGTTGATCGAAAGCCCGCTCCCTGCCGGGCTACGAAAGGAGAAGCATGAGATACGTCATTGAGTTTGGTGTGCGTGGCGGCGCACACAAAGAGGCTCTACATCTTCCCTCCGCAAAGCTCGCGCAAGACCTGGCCGCGAGCCTCGTCGCAGTCTTCAACGACGACACCAGCTCCCCGTCCGCTACGCCGAGCGCTTGGCGCATGACGGCCAACTGCCCGCGTCTGTCGTGGACCTCCAGCACGCACTTCATCAGCGTCTCGAAGCTCGACGGGGTCGCTCGCGGCCCGGCGTCGGCGCAACTGTGGAGGAAGGGCTAACCATGGACCCTCTCGCCTGCCTCATCGCCTGCGACCAGGCCATCAGCGACCTGGATCTGGACGCCGCCCGCGAGCGCCTGCGCGACTACAGCAACTGGCGTCGCCGCGGCGGCTTCGAGCCGATAGACGTCGCCGGCACCACCAAGCGGGGCGACGCCTTCGCGACCTGGTGCTGGCATCGCCTCGACGACATCGAGCGCCAGCAGCGGCTGTTCGGTGACCTCCCCTCCTTCCTTCGTCAGCAAGCGGAGTAGCGATGAACCTCCCCCAGCTCATGGAGAACCCGCACGCCCTGTTCGTGGTGAGTCACAGCGGCGGCAAAGACAGCCAGGCGATGATGATCGAGTTGGTTCGCCTGATCCCGCAAGACCGTCTCCTCGTCGTCCATGCTTCCCTGGGCGACATGGAGTGGCCGGGCGCCCTCGAGCACGCCCAGGAGCAGGCGCAGGGCGCTGGCGTGCCGTTCATCGTGGCGCGGGCCGCGAAGTCTCTGCTCGACATGGTGGAGCACCGCTTCGCGACCCGCCCCGAGGTCCCCTCGTGGCCGAGCGCCTCGACCAGGCAATGCACATCGGATCTCAAGCGCGGCCCGATCAAGCGCGAGGTGCGCCGCTACGCCGAAGCTCACGGCTTCGACGTGGTCGTCGAGTGCATGGGCCTGCGCGCCGAAGAGAGCCCGTCGCGCGCCAAGCGAGCGGCGTTCTCTGCGAACGCACGGGAGACGAACAGCAAGCGCGCCTGGTTCGAGTGGCTGCCCATCCACGAATGGACCACGGCCGAGGTGTTCGGCGCGATTGCCGAGGCGGGCCAGCAGCCGCACCCAGCGTATGCCGCTGGCAACGATCGGCTGAGCTGCGTGTTCTGCATCATGGCCAGCCGAGGCGACCTGCGCAACGGCGCCCGCCACAACCCGACCCTGTTCGCGCGCTACGTCGAGACAGAGCGCCGCACGGGCTACACGATGCACATGAGCCGCACCCCCCTCGAGCAACTCGTTCAACAACCGGAGTAACGCCATGACCAAGCGCAAGCCCAAGTTCAAGCCGTTCGACCTCGCCGTCTCATCGCACGAACTCGACTCGCCGATCTGGCGCATCGTCGCCGTTGAAGGCCCTCGCGTGGCCGTCGTCGACGCGATGCTCGAGCACAAGCGCAAGCTCGAGCCCTCCTGGACCGACGCCTCGATCTTCCTCAAGCCGCTGCCCTGGCAAGGCTACATGCCCGCCATGCGGCGCTGCCTGGACGAGCGCAACCCGCAGGACGCCGCCAACCTCATCGCCAGCGTGCCGGCGCCGATGCAGCACCACGCGATGGATGCCGCCCGCACAGTTGGCTTCCGCGTCGAGTTCTATGTCGACGGCGTGCGGGTGTACCTGCCCTCGTAAAGCGTAACGGCTCCGGCTGCCTCGTGACAGGGGGCAGCCTGGGCAATGACGCCCAACCAGCCAACCCATCGAAGACCACGAAAGGGATGCACATGACGATTCGACCCCAGCAACTGAAAACCCTCCTCGCCGCCACGATCGCCGCCGGTGACCCGGTTCTGATCAAGGGCAAGCCCGGCGTGGGCAAGACCAGCATCGTCGAGCAGGCCACCGAAGCCAATGGCGCCGACCTCCTGGTGAGCCACCCCGTCACCGCCGACCCGACCGACGCGAAGGGCCTGCCGTGGAAGGTCGAAGGGCGCGATGAGGCCACCTTCCTCCCCTATGGCGACCTCAACCGCGCGATGAAGGCAACGAAGCCCCTGGTCTGGTTCCTGGACGACCTCGGGCAAGCGAGCCCCACCGTGCAGGCAGCATTCATGCAGCTATTGCTTGCCAGGCGCATCAACGGCCACGCCCTGCCCGACTGCGTGACGTTCGTGGCCGCCACCAACCGGCGCGAGGATCGCGCGGGCGTGCAGGGCATCCTCGAGCCGGTGAAGTCGCGCTTCGTCACGATCGTGGAGCTGGAGGCGAACATCGACGACTGGTCGGAGTGGGCCTACGACAACGACGTCGACCCGCGCGTGATCGCCTTCAACCGACTGCGCCCGGATCTGCTCTCGAGCACGTGGGCGGCGAGCGCCGACATCGTCAACAACGCGACGCCGCGCACCTGGGCGCACGCGGACAAGATCCTGAAGTACGGGCTCGATGACGAGCTGCGCGCCATCGCCCTGGCGGGGGCAATCGGCGAGGGCGCGACGGCCGAGTTCCTCGGGTTCCTGCGCCTCCAGGAGAAGGCGCCCGCGATCGAGGAGTTCCTGCTCCACCCGGACACCGCGCCGCTGATCGATGACCCGGGCGTGTGCTACGCCGTGGTCTCCGGACTGGCGTATCGCTGCGACACGACCACCTTCGCCGCGATCCGCACCTATGCCGAGCGGATGTACGCCGCAGGCGCCTCGGGCGAGCACGTCGGGCTCGCCGAGTTCGCGGTGCTGCTGATCCGCGACTGCTACAAGCGCCACCGGGCGATCACCCAGACCCGGGCCTACACCGAGCTGGTGACGAGCCCGATCGGCAAGGCGATCTTCGAGGCACTCGCTCAGTAGCACGGCTTCAGCCACTGCCCCGCGAGTCGGGGCAGTCACGGGCGCCGTGCCCGAACATGGAAAGGGATCACCCGATGAGCATCTCTACCAAAGCTATGCTGGTGTCGTTGAACATAAAAAGCTACGCCGCGCGTCGCTACGACCGCAAGGTCAGCCAAGACGTGGCCGATCAGCACCAGGCCGACCACAAGGTCGGACGGTACAACAAGTGCCTGATCGACCCGAAGGCGGCATCGTTCCTCGCGCTGAGCAAGGCGCGTCAGGCGGCCTACGACTGGCACTACGAGCAGACCCTGCCCTGGGCGCAGGACGGGGCGCGCGTGCTGCCCTCGACGAATTACTTCGAGTACGCCGAGGTGGCACAGCAGCACAAGCGCCGGTTCGAGCAGGCCGCGACCGACTTCATCGCCGACTTCCCCGGCCTCCAGGCCGCCGCCAAGCTCGCCCTCAACGGCCTGTACCGCGAGGCCGACTACCCGAGCATCGAGCGGCTGAAGGCGAAGTTCGCCTTCGAGGTCACCTTCCTGCCCGTGCCCGACGCGCAGGACTGGCGGGTCGATCTCGGCGTCGAGCAGGAGCAGGCCATTCGCGAGCAGATCACGACCCAGGTCGAGCGCGCAGCGAACGAGGCGATGCGCGACATCTGGCAGCGCCTCTACGACGCCGTGCAACACATGGTCGAGCGTCTGTCGCAGCCGGACGCCGTCTTCCGGGACTCCCTCATCGGCAACGTGCGCGAGCTGTGCGCGCTGCTGCCTCGGCTCAACCTCACGCAGGACCCGGCCCTCAACGCCATGATCGACGAGGTGCGCGCCAAGCTCAGCGGCAACGAGCCCCAGCGGCTTCGCGACGACAAGGACAAGCGCTCGCAAGTCGCCGAGCAGGCCCGAGCGCTGGCCGCGCGGATGGCCTCGTACATGGGCGCCTGATCCCGATTTCCCCCCTACAACTTCACAGGATCGAGACATGAACCTCAACGAACGTATTGTCAAAGCCCGCATGGCTCTGGTATTGCACCAGCCCTTCTTCGGCAGCCTGGCGCTGCGGCTCAAGCCGGTGTGCGTACCCGAGATCGAGACCGCCGGCACGGACGGCAAGATCCTTGCGTACGCGCCCGACTTCATCAACGGCCTGACCGACGCGCAGCTTCGGTTCCTGATCGCGCACGAGGTCATGCATTGCTCGAACGGGCACATCTGGCGGCGCGGGCACCGCGACCCCGAGCGCTGGAACATCGCCTGCGACTACGCGATCGACCCGGTGCTCGACCGGGCCAGCACCAACGCCCGGGGCACGCGCGTCATGGAGCTGCCGCCCGGCGCGCACATCCGGCCCGAGTTCATCGGCATGTCCGCCGAAGACATCTACGAGCAGCTCACGCAGGAGGCCCGGCAGGAGCAGCAGCAACGGCAGCAGCAGGGCCAAGGGCAAGGCCAGGGTGAGGGCCAGGACCAAGGCCAGAGCCAGGGAGACGGCGAAGGCGAAGGCCAAGGCAAGCGCCCGCGCAAGACCTACGGCCAGGTGCTGGACGCCGCCCCCTCCGAGGCGAGCGAGTCCGAGCAGGAATGGAAGCAGGCCACGATCCAGGCGGCACGCATCGCTAAAGCGCAGGGCCACCTACCCCGTGGGCTCGAGCGCCTGGTCGAGTCGCTGCATCAACCGGCAGTGAATTGGCGTGCGGTGCTGCGCCGGTTCGTGCAACAGCTCGCCCGGCTCGACTACGCCTGGGCGCGCCCGAACTCGCGCTACACCGCCATGGGCCTCTACCTGCCGACGATCCAGTCCGAGCAGATGCCGCCGATCGTCGTCGTCTTCGACACCTCGGGCTCGATCGGCGGTGACGAGCTGTCGGCGTTCGATGCCGAGCTGCGCTCGATCGTCGACGAGTGCCGGCCGGAGGCCACGCATCTGGTCTTCTGCGACGCCGCCGTCGACGAGCGATCGTGCGTCGAGCTGCTGCCCGACGACCCGATCGCCTACACCCCGACCGGGGGCGGCGGCACGTCGTTCATTCCCGCCTTCGAGTGGGTCCAGCGCCAGGGCATCGAGCCGGCCTGCCTGATCTACCTGACCGACTGCTACGGCACCTTCCCCGCCCAGGCGCCCGATTACCCCGTGCTCTGGGCGAGCACCACCAAGGAGCCCGGCCGCTACCAGCCGCCCTTCGGCGAGTTCGTCTACATCGGGGGCGCGCAATGAGCAAGCGCGCCCGCCGCAGGAGAAAGATCAAGGCCGAGACCCGAAGAGAGCGGCTCTGGCGCGAGATTCGGAAGGCGTCGGCGCTCTACGCGCACAACCGGGGGCGTGCCATGGGCCGGTACACCGGGGTCTGGACCGCGCAGCTCACCGTGGTGAGCAAAGGGTCGGGCACGATCACGCTGCTGGGAAACTTCGGCAGGCTGACCCTATCGAGGCAGGAGGCGCTGCTACTCAAGCTGCGCCCCACGCCTTCGCCCGAGGCCCTGTCGGACGCGCTCGACGGATGGCAAGAAGAACCCGTTCTCCCCTTCTGAGGCCGACATGAGCAACCACGTCAGACGCAAGCGAGTATCCGACCAGCGGTGGGCGATGATCAGCGCCCTCCCGCTGGGCAGCACGCTGTACGCGAAGGCCGGCTCGGGCCTGGAGCACAGGCACCTGGTTCTGACTGTCGTCAACCACGGCACGAGGACCCAGCGCTTCGTCGTCCTGAGCGACGGCAGACACCTGTACCGCAGAACGCCCAACGCCCTCGTGGCGCAGGGCATACAGCCCACGCCGCATGCCGGCGTGATCACCAAACTCCTGGAGGCATCCCTATGACCAGCATTGCCTATCGTGAATGCCGCGAGGCATACTCGGCGCCCATGAGCAAAGACCGCAAAGAGATCTACCTCGGCGAGGGGTTGCGCCGCGCCCTCAAGGGCCGGCGGGACTCGCTCACCGCGGCCGTGAACAAGATCGCCGATCGCTACCAGGCCATGGTCGAGGCGTCGCTGCCGGAGCTGAGCGCGGCCGAGTGGGCGCTGCTCGAGGCGGCCCTCAACCACCCCATGGACCGGGCGCCCGAGGCCGCACACATCGCCGGCCTCCCCGCCATCGTTGGCCACGCGTTGAGGCGCACCCCTGGCGGCCCCGAACTGGCGGCCAAGCTCGCCGGCATGACCCTGTCCGAGCTGGTGGCCGCGGTCGACCACCTCGAGCGCAGCGGCGGCGCGCAATGAGTCTGCCGAGCGGTTTTTTCAACTGGAACAGCGCCCTGCGGGGCGCCTTCCTGAAGGGTGCCGCCGCTTGCCTGGAAGGACAGCCGATCACCGACTGCCCCTACCAGGACAAGCGCAAGTACTGCGGCCGGCTCACATGGTCGCGAGCCTTCATGACCGCCTGGAAGAACGGCTGGGCCTACGCCAACGCAGATCGGGCCGATGCGCTCATCACCATGGAGCACCGGAACACGCTGCTGAGGGCGTACCGATGACCGCCCAGCCCACCCCCAACCCGCTCGGCCCCTACACCCTCTACAACTGGCTCGCGCTGATGGACCCCGGCATGGAGTGCGTGCTCTCTCTCCACGATCGCACGTCTCCCGCGTCGATCTGGTCCGTGAGCCGGCCCGCGCTGAGCGAGCTGCGGCAAGCCTTCGTCGTTCGTGGGCCGGACGCCGCCGGGCTCATGCTCAAGCGCATGGGGCTGCCGTTTGAGCCTTCTGTCGACGAACTCAGAAGCATCTCGCCCAAGAGCAACCCCGCCGGCCACTTCCTCGAGGGCGACGGCGCGTCCATTGCCGCGCTCGAGCGCATGGCCGCGCGGCACGGCTTTGTCGCAATGCGCAGGCATCAGTCCGTAAGGGGGGGCACCCCGTACTCGGTCACGCTCACAGTGCAAGGGCAACGATGCTGCATCTATGCGCCGGATTCGCATAACAAGGTGTCCGTCCAGGTCGGCTCCGACGACGCAATGCACGGCACCCCTGCGCCGTGCGCCACGAACTACCCCGACCTCATCCGACAGATGGAGGCGACCGCCCTGTCCACGATCCTGGGCGGTCTATGAACGACCGGTGTGCCGGCCCCTGACCGCCCAGGTCAGGGCGCTGGCCACGTCGCGCTCGGCGCGATCGAGCTGCTCGAGTAGTTGATCGTGCCGCTTGCGCTCGATCATGATGTCCACGACGCGCTTGCGCCGTGCCGCCTGCGCCGCATCGGACGCCTGCTCCCCCAGCCTGGGGGGCAGCTTGCGGCCCAGCCAGGGCCGCTCTCGGCGCCCCGTACCCAGGCAGACCCCACACACCCGATGATGCCTGGCGGGCGCGCCCTCGACGTGCTGGTGGCCCACGCCGCCACACGCTCGGCAATGATCGGATAGCCAGTAGTCGAGCACCCGCTTCGACATCGCCGCGAGCTGCTGCTCGGCTCGCCAGCGGTAGCGCATGTTCAGATGTCGCGCCATGCGCTGGACGGCCTGGAGCATCGCAGGATAGGCCGCCGCCTCGTTGGCGTACTTCAACGCGACAAGAGCATCGCAGAGGTCGTGCGATCGACTCGCAATCCCCACCGCGATGATCTTGTCCAGGCGGCCGTCGCGCCAGTCGAGCTTTCTCGACGCCATGGCAACGGCCACCTGTTCCATCACACTGGGAGCATCCGCTCCGCGTTTCATTTACTTCGACTTTGCCTTCGCCTTGGTCGCGGGCTTGGTTGCCGGCTTCTTCGCGGGGGCCTTCTTTGCTACTGCCACGGGCTTCTTCGCTGCCATGATGCTCTCCTTGGTAATGCCCGCCTCTGTCGGCCCGGCGGGCGATGGGCCATCCTTGGGCGCGGAACACGCGACCCGCAGAACTCTCTCGATCGTGCCGAGTGCTGCCCCGGCACGGACCTGATCCGCGGAGAAGCGCAGCACTTGCCAGCCCAACTCGGCCGCGGCCGCGTACTTCTCCAAGTCCTTCTTGTAGCCGCCAATGGTCTGGTGTCTGCTCTTGCCGTTGCCGACCAACCCTTCGACCTCGACCGCGATCTTGCACGGCAGCGCGAAGTCAAAGCGCCAGTTCCGCTCGGCATGGAAGCGGTGCTCACGGGCAAAGGGGATGGCGCTGGCGCGCAGTTGCAGCGCCAGCGTCTCCTCGCCCACCGAGGGCGGCCTAGGGATCTTTGTCGGCACCCCCACCCCCCACGCCGAGCACGCCTTGATGTATCGCCTGGGTGAGCGCCATCAGAGCGTGCATCAATTGATCCCCGTGCTGCGCCTCCCACGACTTCGGCGCCGCATGCAGTTGCTCGTGACAGACCCGGCACAGCGGCAGCACCAGACAATCCGGCGCGCGCTTGCCTGTCCCTCGGAACATCCCAGTGACGTGGTGTGGATCGCTGGCGCCCTGAGCGCCCGCGCACACCACGCACGGCAACGACTTCACCCACGTCAGGTATGGCCGACTGCGCCACGCCTCCACATAACCGGCTGCCAGTGCCGATCTGAAAGACATGCCGCGCGGCACCATGCTTCCGCCGCCCATGCTACGTCCACCTCCACTTCGCCTTCGACCGATCGATTGCCCCATTGCCTCCTCCGGCGTACGCGAAAAGCTGCACGCGGACTAGGCAATCGGCATGCCATGCACCCGGGGTTTTCCCGCTCATGCGTTTGCCTCTGCCATCAAGGCGGAGTAGGGCTTGCGGATCGCCTCGTGGAAGATCGCCGAGGCCGAGGGGTTCGTGTCGAGATCCCGACGTGTTTGGATGTCGCACAGCTCGAGCAGGGCTTCGCGTGCGTCAGATTCGTTACGGATCGGGATGCCGTAGCGATTCGCAAGGAACGTGTGGAACGCAGGCTCCCGGCAGCGCAACACCGCCCACTGGCACAGCGGCCCAGGCCCGGACGGCGCCTTGGGCGCCTCGTCGTCGCCGATCTCCACCAGCACACAGGCGAAGCGGTGGCCGGCCGTGTTCCCCTTGCGCACGGTCAGCCCGCGGAACACCTCCAGGTCCTCGGAGTTGGGCAGCCAGAACGTGATCGTGGCCCCGCCCGTGTGCGTCTCCTTCCATCCCGCGAGCATGACTTCGGACTGAAATGTGGGCCGAATCCCTGAGACGCTTTCCACATCGCTGCTCATCGGTAGGCATCCTCCAACCACAACAACGTCGATGATTCGTCGCCGCCTGCCAGCCCCACGGCCTGGGCCACAAGCGAGAGGACGACTGGCAGCCCGCTCGTGGGGCGCTGCGTCACCGGGGCGCGCTGGCGCAGGAGCTGATCGATCGAGGCCCGCACCCCGGCCGGCATCGCGGACTTCTTGCCTGCCGGGGGCAACTTGGTGACGTGACGTTGCACAGCCCGCACGCACGCCATGAACTCCGGCAGCGAGGGCGCGTACCGCTGGCAGTCGGTCTTCACCCGCTCCAGGGCGCGCTTCACGTCATCGACATCGCACCGGGCAAGCTCGGCCGCCCAGACCTTCTGCGCTGCTAGCACGCCGGTATCGCTGCCGGCCGCATCGACCTGGCCCGATCGGAACTTGTCCATCCACTGGTTCCCGTAGAACCCATGCAGGACGGCGAAGACACGACGCGCCAGGCGCTCGCCGAACTCATCCGACCCGCTCTGCGGTTCCGTGAATGAAGGCCCCATCGTCTGAATGCTGCGCATGATCTCTCCCGTAGACCGCGTTGAAGAATCCCGACCGATCGTTCTGCGGGCGCCCCCGGCTCTTCAGGGCGAAGAGCCCGGTCCAGCCCGCCTCCATCGATTGCCTGATGACCTGCGTCGGGTCGTTGCCCTGCGCCTGCAGCTCGGCAAGGAGCTTGAACTGCCGCTGAGCAAGCGGAGGGCGCACCGGCTTGCGCAGCTCCTTGGATCGGTACCGCAGCCACGCATCCCAGACCTCGCGGTCCAGCCACGCGGGGACGGTTACTGACGGTTCTATGACGGTTCCTGATGGTTCGGGTGCAATAGCTGTTGCACCCTTTTCGACGTCAGGTTGCACCCTTTCTGTCGAAAGTTGCACCCTTTCTGACGCCGGGTTGCACCCTTTTTGTAAGGGTGCAAGATCTGCACCCTTTATCCATTCCGGGTTGATCCGGTACTCGCGCGGCTGTCCGCGCCCACCCTTCTCATGCCCGACCAGGATCAACCAACCCTCGGCCTCCATCTGCCTGAGCTGGTACTGCACGGCGCGCTCGGACTGGCGAGTCTTCGCGGCCAGTGCGGCGACGCTCGGGTACACGTGCGTGCCGTCTTCGTGAGCGTGGTCGGCCAGAGCGAGTGCTAGCAGCATCTCGCTCCCGCCTCGGTGATAGCGATCGAACACAGCGCTCATCACCTTGACGCTCATCCCTCATTCCTCCCATCGCCTGCTTCGACGCGCGATGCGAGTCTGCGGATGCGCCCGATGCGTCCGTAGAGGAAATCCTCGAGGATCTGCCGGCCCAGCTCTGCCGGCGGGATGCCGTGGATGTGGGCGTACGCGCGGAAGTCTTCGCGCATTTGCTCAGAACAGGGGACGTCAATGCGTGCCGTACACTTGCCCAACAGGTCAGTCACCCCAGACCGAGACTTCAGCCCGGGTTTTGGCCGTCGCTCCCGACTCATCCATATCTCCCAGTTTTTGGCCGAGATCGAGCGCGAGCTTTCTTCGCGACGGCCCGGCGGTTGCGAAGGTCCACGAGCGCCAGGTACAGCTCGGCGTTCGGGCGTTTGCGCTTCCGGTTCAGGAGCCGGCTGATATGACCCTGCGAACACTGGATCTCAGCAGCGATCTCCTGCTGGCTCAGGCCGGCGTCAATCAGCCCCGCCAGCAGCAGCTCCACCGGCATCGTGGTAGGTGTGGTCTTCATGAGGTCGGGAGTATATGCCTTTCGGCATCCGATTTCAACGCAAGGCATATGCCCGAGAGCGTGGCGCCCGGGTTGAAAATGCAGGATGCAAGCGAACGCCGGGAGGGCGCCATGAAAGAATCATTCGGCCAACGCGTGAAGCGCCTGCGCGAAGAGCTTGGCCTCGAGCAGCAACATCTCGCCCAGGCCGTGGGCTGCACCCAGGGCACGATCTCCAGGATCGAGGGCGGACGCAACAAGACGAGCCGCCTGCTCATGCGCCTGGCCCCTGCGCTCGGGGTGAGTCCGGAGTACCTCGCCAGCGGCCAAGGCGAGCGATCGGGCGCGAAGCTAACGCTCGTCCCCCAGCCCGAATCGATCCCGGTCATGCCGCTGAGCAAGAAGCGAACGGCCCAAGGCGCGGGCACGCCGATCGAACAGATCACGCTCTCTCGCGGGTGGGTCAAAGCGAACCTGCCGCTGCTCAGCTCGCCCGCGCACTTGCGCGTGACGACGATGTTCGGCAACGCGATGTCGCCGACGATCGACAACGGCGATCTGCTGCTGGTCGATACCGGCGTCACTACGCTCCAGCCCGATGCCGTGCTGCTCCTCTCCACGGATGGAGACGTGAGTTGCCGGCGCGCGCAGCGGCGCTATGATGACGGATGGACAGTGCGCGCCGACAACCCGGTCTACGAGCCCCAGCACCTCGAGCGCGAGGCCGACCTGCGCGGGCGCATCATCGGGCGCGTGCTCTACCGGCTGCGCGGCCTGATGCTGTGATGCACTGGCACGATCGGCTGTTGCTGGCCGCCTCGGCCGCGGCCGTCCTGGTGCTCTGGGTCGTGGGCGGATCGCTGCTGGGTGCCCTCGGCGCCGTCATCCGCTTCTGGCTGTTGTTCATCGCCGCCGCCGCCCTCCTCGGGCGCCTGCCCTCGGCGCGGCGCATGTCCCCCATCGCCTACTTCAGCTCGGCCGCGGCCATCGCGCTGTGCCTCGAGGTCGGCATCGAGCTGTACCTGCCCACGGTCGCCCATCTACCCGGCGACGACGGCCCCTGCTACGACAGGCAAGGCCCCCACGACTGCTAGTCCCCACGCCTAAGCGCTGACGAGCTTGCTCGTCGGTGCTCGGTATTGCTTGACTTCTCATATGCCCGGCGGCATAATACGCATATCCCTTGCGGCATGCAGGCGGATCGACAACTGGCCCCGCCGGGCTTTTGAACGAGGAGTCCCCGATGTTCGACTACAAAGGCACGATTTACCCTGACCAGCCGCGCTCCATCTTCGCACGGCGCACTTCCTGGCAGCGCATCCTCGCCTACCTGCTGCTCACCATCATCGCCCTGGGCATCGTGGGCGGACTGATCAGCATCGGCGCGCTGATCCACAACGTCACCGACAAGACCCAGCCCATCAACCGCTCGCAGATCGAGCGTCCGGTGCTGCGGGTCTGCGCGTGAGCACGCAATCCACCTTGCCCTTCAAGGCCGGCACGCTCGATGAGCTGATCGAGCGCAAGGCTCAGGAGGCGCACCGGGAGATCAAGCGCCGGGTCGACTGGGCGCGGCGATCCAACGGCCAGCGGCATCGATACGCCCTCCAACGTCTGCGGGAGTTTTTGAAGTGAACGACATCGTCCGATTCGAGCACAAGCCGCTCACGGCAGCCGACCTGCGCGGCCAGGTCAACCTGGTGCAGGAGGTGATGAAGGCCGTGATGAAGCAGGGCGTCCACTACGGGATCATCCCCGGGTGCGACAAGCCCTCGTTGTGGAAGCCGGGCGCCGAGGTGCTGTGCGCCACCTTCCGCATCGCCCCCTCGTTCCGGATCGAGGATCTCTCGCGAGAGGGCGCGGCGCGCTACCGCATCACCTGCGTGGGCACCCACCAGTTGAGCGGCGTGGTGCTCGGCGAGGGGCTCGGCGAATGCACCTCGCATGAGAGCAAGTACAAGTGGCGCAAGGCGTACCAAACCGAGTTCAATCACACGCCCGAGAACCAGCGTCGTATCCGCCACGGCTGGGACACCCGCAAGCGCCAGGAATACGAGATCTTGCAGGTCCGCATCGAGCCGGCCGACGTGCTCAACACGATCCTGAAGATGGCGGCGAAGCGGGCGCTGATCGCGATGACCCTCAACGTCACGGCCGCCTCGGACATCTTCACGCAAGACATCGAGGACCTGTCCGACGAGGTGCGTCACGTCATCACAGGCGACGACCCCGGCGCCCAGCAGGGGGGCGATGAGCCCAAGGTCGAGCAGCCCCGCGCCACCCAGGCCAAGGCCGCCACCAAAGACGCGCCGGCTGACGACGAGCGGGCGGCGCGCAACGCTCAACCGATGGCCGAGGGGCAGTGGCGAATCATCAAAGCCAAGATGGCGCAGCGCAAGCTCACCGATGAGCAACTCGTTGCGAAGTTCGGGCCGAAAGAGGCGATCACGTTCGGTCAGTTCGCGGCCATCCAGGGATGGATCGACGGAGGGGCGCAGTAATGCTCGCCTTCGACGAAGCCACGCACACGTACACCTACGATGGCCGGCGGGTGCCCAATGTCACGAGCATCATCTCGTCGCTGACCGACTACAGCATGGTTTATCCGGATGTGCTCGAGCGGGCGCGCCAGCAGGGTGTCGCGGTCCACAAGATGGTGGAGCTGGACACGAGCGGGGAGCTGGAAGAGTTGCCCGAGTGGATGGACTCCTTCTATCGGGCCTGGCGCAAGTTCGTCGACGAGACCGGGTTCGTCTGCCAGGACTCTGAAGAGCGGGTCTACCACCCCACCCTGCGCTACGCGGGCACGCTGGACCTGGCCGGGACGCTGACGAACATCAGCGGAAACATGGCGATCATCGACGTCAAGCGCTCGTTCTACGCCGGCCCCGCGATCGGGCTCCAGACCGCGGCCTACCAGGAAGCCTACAACGCCACGCCCGGACGCCTGCCCGTCAACCAGCGCTACGCGCTGAAGCTCATGGGGACCGGCGAGTACCGGCTCCAAGCGTTCAACGACAAAGGCGACTTCACCGCCTTTCTTGCAGCACTCACCCTCCACAGATGGAAGGAGAAGCACGGTGTCCAATCTCGCTGACATTCCGGTCAACACACCCACCAATCCGTTGAGCGTCACGCTGGTGATGACGCCTGAGATCGCCACCCAGTTGCAGCGCGATGCCGGCGCGCTCGAGGTCGCCCAGGCGTACGTGATCGACGGCGCCGAAATGGCGACGCTCGCCAACGACGAGCTGAAGGCGGTCAAGGACCGGCTCGACAAGCTCGCCGAGCTGAAGGAAGGGTTCCTGCGCCCGGCGCGCGAGATCATCGCCAATGCCGAGGCCCTGTTCGACCCGGCCATCAAGGCCAACAAGGCGGCCGAGGCGCACCTCAAGCAGGCGCTGATCGCCTTCCAGGCCGAAGAGCGCCGCAAGGTCGAGGAGGCGCGGCGTGCGCAGGAAGAGGCCGAGCGCAAGGCGCGCCAGGAGGCTGCCGCCATCGCCGCCAAGGCGCGCGCAGCGGCCGAAGAGAAGGCCCGGGAGGCGCGGCGCCAGGCGCAGGAGCTTGAGCGCCAGCGCCAGCAGGCCGAGGCCGAGGGCAATGCGCGCGCCGCGGCAGCGGCTGCCGCAAAGGCCGCCGAAGCCACCGCCAAGGCCGCCGCCGCGATCGAGAACGGGGAAGCCAAGGCGCAGGAGGTCGAGCTGGCGGCTGCCGCATCCGTCGCCCCGGTCGAGGTCATCGCCCCGACCAAGCTCGCCGGCTTCAGCACGCGAGCGAAGTGGAGCGCGGTGCTCGCGCCCAACGTGAGCAGCGACTACGAGGCGATCAAGCTGATCGCCGCCGCCATCCCGACGCGCCCGGACCTGGTCGCTTACCTGGCCATCGATTGGAAGGCGGCGAACAAGACCGCCAGCGCGCAGAAGGCAGTCATGAGCATCCCTGGCTTGATCGCCAAGGAAGAGCAGATCGGAAACTCTCGGAGATAGCCATGGGTATCGCACTCAAACCCTGCAAGTCCAGCCAGATCGAAGGATTTGGCTATGACGCCGGCACCCAGACGCTGGCGGTGAAGTTCAAAAGCGGCGACCTCTACCGCTACAGCGGGGTGCCGCCCGAGATCCACGAGGAGATGGGCAAGGCCGAGAGCGTGGGCAAGTTCCTCGGCCAGAAGATCAAGGGTGCGTTCGAGTTCGAGCGCGTGACTGAGAAGGACTAGGAGGCGTAGCCATGCAACACGTCGTTCTCGGCTGGGTGGTGAAGGTCGGGCCTTGGGACTCTGCGGCCAAGGAAAAGCCGAAGGTCGCGAGCAAGCGATTCACCGTGGAGTCGGCCGCGCAGACGTTCGCCGAGCTGCTGCGCAAGGGCACCCCGGACAAGCGGGTCTGGGTGGAGTCCGTCCACGGGCTCGATGACGCGGGGATCTCATGAAGTCACAGACCCAGCGCGTACTCGAGCGCCTGCGCCAGGGGCCGCTCACCCACCTCGAGGCCGAGCGCGAGCTGAGCGTCATGCGCCTGGCGGCACGCATCAACGAGTTGCGTCGCGAACACCGCATCGAGACGACGATGATTGAAGTCAAGAACCGGGCGGGAGAGATGTGCCGGATCGCCAGCTACTGGCTCCGGAACGCCACGCCCACAACACGAGAGGACAGTCATGGCTAGCGTTAACAAGGTCATCTTGCTAGGCAATTTGGGGCGCGACCCCGAGACCCGCTACATGCCCAACGGGGAGGCCGTCACCAACATCAGCATCGCGACGAGCGAGCGATGGAAGGACAAGCAGACCGGCGAGCAGCAGGAGAAAACCGAGTGGCATCGAATCACGTTCTACCGCCGGCTCGCCGAGATCGCGGGTGAGTACCTGAAGAAGGGCTCCTCGATCTACGTCGAGGGCAAGCTCGAAACGCGCAAGTGGACCGACAAGGACGGCAAGGATCGGTACACGACCGAGATCATCGCCAGCGATCTGCGCATGCTGGGCAGCCCGACCAGTCAGGACGAGGGCCGCGGCGAGCCTCGTCGGGAGGCGCGCCAAGAGCAGCGCCCGGCGCGCTCTGGTGGCGGAAACTACGATCGGCCACCGCCCAAGGCCGGCGCCAGCATCGCCGATCTTGACGATGACATCCCCTTTGCCAACCCCTACCGGGGCGTGCGCTGCTATGTCATCTAAGCGCTGCATCTGTTGCGGAGAGATCAAGGCGATCGACCAGTTCTACGCGCACGAAATGATGCGAGACGGACGCCTAAACAAGTGCTCGGCATGCGTGCGAGCGTATCAACGAGAGCGACGGTACGGCCCTGCGCGGGAGCGCATCCACGCTTATGACAAGCTGCGCTCAGCATCAAGCGAGCGCCGTCAGCTCAACAGGACCGTCACAGCCAGGTATCGGGCGCAGCATCCACGTCGGCGCGCCGCGCAGATTGCACTGTGCAATGCCGTGCGGGACAAGCGGGTCGTTCGCTGGCCAGTCTGCGCCCTGCCTGAGTGCGACTGCACGACGGTCGAGGCGCACCACCCTGATTACGACGCGCCGCTCGATGTCGTGTGGCTTTGCCCGTCGCACCACAAGGCGGCCCACGCTCTCGCGAGGCGCCCCAGTACAAGGAGCATCGCATGATTGTCGCAGGATTGCTTTGGGTCACGCTGGGGCTTCTCATCGCGATGCTGTTCGGGCTCTTAGCGCAGAACAACTAGGCTTCGCTCAGCCGGCGGATGATCAACTTCGGTCGATCACACGGCATCGCCGGCTGAGCAACTCACACGGGAGCAAGCAATGGAGATGGTAAACGAGTGCTCGCACGAGCGGTTCCTGACCGACGTCGCGGGGCACAAGATGCATATCCTGATGGACAACCCGGACTATCGGCACGTGCTCTTCACGCGGCCGGCGTCGAGCGTCTATCGCTTCGGCCTCATCACGTGGCCGGGCTACCTCTGCTTTTACGGCGACATGGGCAGCTTCGTGTTCACGCGCCTCAAGGATATGTTCGAGTTCTTCCGCGCGGCCGGCATGAACGCCTGCGACGGCATCAACCCCAGCTACTGGGGCGAGAAGTGCGTGGCCCTCGATCGCGAGGGCATCAGAAAGTACAGCGCCGAGAAGCTCGAGGCGTGGACCACGGCGACGCTCAACGAGTGGATAGAGAGCGCACGGGCGGAAGGCGACTTCACCGACGACGATGCGACCGAGCTTTCCGATGCGTTCAACGCAGAGATGGGCATCGTTGCCCATGACGGCACCCATGCCGTGATACACGCGCTCTCGGAGTTCCGCTACGTCGTGCGCAATCATCGCTTCGAGGTGAGCGACTACTGGGAGCTGGCGCCCTCGTTCGAGGATTACACCTATCGCTTCATCTGGTGCTGCCGCGCCATTGCCTGGGGCATCCGGCAGTACGACGACGCACGGCCGGCATGAACGCCTACGACGTGATCGCGATCCACATGGGCACGCGGGCCGTGCGGATCATTGCCGCCGGCAAGGGTGATCGTGACGCGGAGGCGATCGTCAACATGGCCGTGGTCCGGCGCGGGCTGAACGAAGAGTTCTTCGTGATGGTGCCCAGCGGGCGGTATGCAGAAGGAGCGACGTATGTCGGGCACTAATCCGCTCAGCGAAGAGCAGGTAAAGGAGCTGGTCCTGGAGTACCTCTACCCCACGGCCGAGGAACGCCTGGGCGTGGTGTTGCAGGAGGCGGCCAAGATCGCGGCCGAGGGCTACCGGACGCAGATCGCGCGCATAGAGCATACCGTGCGACAGCTTGAGGCAGAGGTGCGCAAGCGCGACCAGCAGATCCAGGAACTCAAGCACGAGATCAAGAAGCTGAGAGACAGGAGGGAGCAATGACAGCACGTGAGCGCGTCGAGCGCATCGAGCAGGAATGCTCTGGCGTATGGGGGCAGTCGGGCGTGAGCACCAGCGACCGGCAGTTCCTCGCCAGCGTCAAGAGCCGCCAGACGCTGTCGGAAAAGCAGGAGAAGTGGCTCAAGGACATCGAGCAACGAGTGTTCGGGGGCGACGATGAATGATCGTGAACTCATCAACTACTGCGACATCCACAGCCGAACCGAGCGCGCCCTTTTCCTTGGGGTCCACGTGAATAGGATGATCGAACTCGCCGGCCACCCGAGCGATTTCGTGCGCGAAGTCCATCCGGCTCAGTGGGTCAGCGTCAAGGAAGAGATGCAGACCTTGTGCCGACTCGCGCGGGAGCGCCTGAACCTCAAGGAGCAACCCGCCTTACCTCAACCAATGGAGAAGACAATGACTCAAGCATTCGTAGAATCGTTCAAGGCGTTGCAGGTCGCAATCCACCAGACCGCGCGCTCGAAGGGCTTCTGGGACAAGGAGCGCAACCAGGGCGAGATACTCGCGCTCATCCACAGCGAGGTGAGCGAGGCCCTGGAGGCGCTGCGCCACGGCAACCCGCCCGACGACAAGGTGCCGCAGTTCAGGGGCGTCGAAGCCGAGCTGGCCGACGTGATTATTCGCATCATGGACATGGCCGAGGGCTGCAACTATCGCGTCGCCGAGGCGATCGTCGCCAAGATGGCGATGAACGCAACCCGCGAGCGCATGAACGGCGGCAAGGCGTTCTAATGAACAAGCTCGAAGCGGGTCGGGACGCCACGGCACTGATGGAGTGCTGGCCGTACGGCGTGCCGACGTCAGTCAAGCGCAAGCCATCGGTCGTACGGCGGCAGATGGACGACGACCGATCCGCTCTCGCGACCAAAAAGCGCGAGGAGCTAAAGCGCATGCGAAACCAGGCGAGAAACCCATGACTGTCAGCGCCTACGAGAAGTTCAAGGTCAAGCTGCTGGGCGCCCCGGAAGCGAGCGGCACCCGCTGCTACCTGCTCCACTCCTGGACGAAGTGGGACCCGTACACGATCGCCTGGGGGCACCCGATGGCACCGATGTCGCTGGAGCTTAGGCAGCGGCGCGCCTGTACGCGCTGCGGCCGGGTGCAAGACCAGAAAGTGCAACTGATCACTCAGAAAGGACCGCGATGAAAGGGCTAGTCACGCTCGATACGTGGATCGAGATCAACTACGAGGAGCCCCGCCCGTCGATCTACACGGCGCGGCGCTGGGTCAAGAACGGCAACATCACGCCCAGACCGCAAAAGCATGGACGCAGCTACTACCTGCGCCCGGATGCCCAGTACCGCAAAGTGGCGCCTGGATCGAGAACCCGACTCATCGACGTGCTCCATGGTCAGACACAGAACCAGCCGGCGTAAGGGCTTGCCGGCCAACCTCTACGAGCGCGGCGGCTACTACTCCTGGCGAGATCCGCGCACAGGCCAGGAGCACGGCCTGGGCCGCGATCGGCTCGAGGCGATCGATCAGGCGATCGAGGCCAACCATTTCGTGGCCGGCAGCGAGTCGAAGAAGCGCCTGGTGGACACGCTCGGCGGCAGAGCGCAGACCCTCAACGAGTGGCTGGATGTTTTCGAGGTCGAGCTGGCAGATCGCGAGCACGCCAGCTCCACTCGGGCGGGCTGGCGCAGCCACGTCAAGGCCGCACGGGGCGCGCTGGGCGAGCGCGTGATCACCCGCATTACCACCCGCGAGGTCGCCGACTTCATCCAGTCGTACATCGCCACCGGAAAGCATCGCACGGCGCAGAGCACACGCTCTCACCTGTTCGAGATATTCCGCGCAGCTCACGAGCGTGGGTGGGTGACATCGAACCCCGTCGAGGCGACCAGGCACATCGCCGTCAAGGTGAAGCGCGCCCGGCTGACGATCGAGTCGTTCATCGCGACCTACGAAGCCGCCGGCAAGATCGGTGTTTGGTTGCAGAACGCCATGGCCCTGGCGATCGTCACCGGGCAGCGCCGCGAGGACATCTCGAACGCCCTCTTCAAGGACGTCCACGACGACGCCTGGTGGTGCCGCCAGGAGAAGACCGGCACGGGCGTCATGGTGCCCCTGGGGCTGCGCCTGGACGCGCTGGGTTGGAGCGTGGGGGATGTGGTGCGCCGCTGTCGCGACAACGTCGTGAGCCGCTACCTGATCCACCACACGCGCCGCCGCACGAAGAGCAACCCGGGCGACCAGGTCTGGAAGGACACGATCTCGCGTCGCTTTACCGTGGCGCTGACGATGGCCGAAGTGAAGTGGCCGGACGGTCGCACGGCGCCGACCTTCCACGAGATCCGCTCGCTCTCGGAGCGGCTCTACAAGGCGCAGGGCATCGACACCCAGGCCCTGCTCGGACACAAGGACCCGCGCACCACGGCGAACTACCACGACAGCCGCGGCGCGGAATGGATAAAGGTGCAACTCGGATGATGACGCAAGCAAAAGCCAGCAAGAAATGGTGCCCGATGGCGCGTGTCGCGATCCACGCCGGCACCGGCGGCGCGGCTGCGAACAGATCCGTCGACCTCGAGATCCAGAAGCACTGCATGTGCGTCGGCCCCGACTGTGCGATGTGGCGCTGGTCGGAGAAGTACGCCTACACCGAAACTGCCCGACAGAAGCCGCACGAGAACGGCATGGAGGTGGAGGTCAAGGTCAGCCCGCCGTCCGCGCGCCTGGGCTACTGCGGGCTCGCTGGCAAGCCGGAGGTGCAATGAGCACATTCGTGAGGAATGCCTTGCGCATCAAGTACGCCGCGCCGGAGTGGGCGCTGCTTGAGGAGGTTCACAACCGCACAGGCGGTGGCACGCGCTCGGCCGACGCCATCGCGATGAACCTTTGGGAGTCGAACGCGTTCCGCATCATCGGCTTCGAGATCAAGGTCTCGCGCTCCGACTGGCTACGCGAGTTGAAAGATCCGAGCAAAGCCGATGTCATCGCAGCGTACTGCGATATGTGGTTCATCGTCGCCACCCCGGACATCGTGAAGGAAGACGAACTGCCGCCGAACTGGGGCCTCCAGGTGCTCAAAGGAAACGGCCTTCATATCGTGAAGAAGGCGCCTCTGCTAGAGGACCGCAAGGCGCTCGATCGCCGCTTCGTGGCAGCGATGATTCGGCGCGCCACTCAGGTCGGCGAGGCGCAGATCAGCGCAGCACTAGCGACGGCCATAGAGAGCGAGCGAAAGCGCGTGGCCGAGCGCGTGCAGTCCGAGGTCGACCGCCGCACAAGGCGAGCAAAGGAGATCGCGGATCGCCTCGAGGTCGTGAAGGCGGCGACCGGGATCGATCTGTTGAGCTACTCCTTCGATGGCGAGGATGTCAGCCATGCGATTCGTTACGCGCTGGCCGAGAGACGGGATCTGGTGGGTCGCTACAACGGGCTGCGCAGCCTTCAAAACAAGCTGCGCAGCTTAGATAAGGCGATCGACGAGCTTGGGGAATTGGTGCCGCAGGAAAGCGAAGCGAGGGCGACGTGAGCGGCAAGAAAATTAAGATAAGGAGAGATCTAACCATGAGCCCGCATCAAGAGATCGCGCTACAACACCCCTGCTTCCTCGCCTGCGAGACGGCGCACCCGCGCTTTGCTCACGACCTGAAAGTGGCCTCGCTCGTTCTCACGGTCAACAGCGGCTATGAATGAATGGAGAAGAACTTCGGCGGGCCGGTCTGGCACGCGAGTATCAGGACGCGCGGAGGGCAGCGAGAAGAGGTTGCGCGTCGCCTTGCCGTGCGCGCCCTGCTGGGCGTAGGCGATGAGGCGCTCGGAGAGTGGGAAGAGTCTGGGCGATCGGCGTATCACATACGCCGCCGGCTCAGCCTGCGAGAGCAGATCGAGGCCGGGCTCTCGATGAGAGACGTGCGCGGCACGGACGAGGCGCGCCGTCGAGTGGCTGAACTCGTGCGGGCATTCCCGGCCCTCCATGACTTTGCCATGACGGAGGCACGCCTGTGAGCGCACCCAAGCCCGTGCGGTTCACCTGGTTTCACGCGGTCATGTGTCGGCTGTTCTGCCCCCAGTACCTGGAGAAGATGCCGACGACGGATGACAACGAATGGTACGTGGCCGAGACCTACCGGGTGACCTTGTTCGGCCGAGGGAACACAGTGGCATCGGAGTCCGTCCGCGGACGGGTGAACGCATACAAGCGCGCTCGCTGGCTGGCGTTGATGGCCGACTGGTTCTGGGTGGAGAGCCACCCGGAGGTTGGCGTCAACTGGGGCGTGACCAAGCAGGAGAACGAGTCATGAGCGACGAAGAGAAGCTCGAGCCCCTGCCCTGCGGCGCCAAGGGTGTGCGCGAAGACAATTGCGGCGGCGTTCGTTGCATGAACTGCCTGGCGATCTACGGCAGCGTGGCGTGCCCCTGTACCGCGCCGAAGCAAGGCGTGCCACAGCGCACGCTCAAGGTGATCAGCCCCACGGGGGTCGAGGCGTTCGCGATCTGGCAGAAGGTGGATCGCGCATGGGTCTGCACCAGCACCAGCGGCGGCCTGCTCTGGATGCGCAACAACCGGGCCGATGCGGCGGTCGAGTTCATGAAGAAGAACGGGTGGAGGTGGGAATGGCTCGAAAAGCAAAGCAACTAAGGATCGACGATGCGGCGCCCGCCAAAGCGGGGCCGCAACCCATCGCGGTTTCGATCGACGTGGCGGCGAAGATGCTGAGCGTGAGCAGAACGACTCTCTACCACTTCCTGGACAAGGAAGGCGGCGTGCCGACGTTCCTTGTGGGCAAGCGACGACTGGTTCGGGTGTCTGCGCTAGAGCAGTTTGCGGTCGCCATGGAGGCGGCGAATAACCAAAGAAACATCGGCGAGGAAATTGAGCAAGGGCTGGGAGAGATTCGCGCGTGGAACGATGGCGAGAGGCGCCTGAGAACCACGCGAACCAAGAGCTGAACCACGGCATGGCATGGCCGGGCTGGGCGGGGCATGGCGCGGCATGGCAAGGCCGGGCAAGGCAAGGCAAGGGGCTGCTGGTTGCAGCGTCAAGCCCATCGGTGACGGTGGGTTTGGCGATGCAGGCGGGGCACGGCGTGGCTGGGAATGGCAGGGCGTGGCTCGGCACGGCGCGGCGTGGCGCAGCAAGGGGCTGCTGGTGGCAGCGGGTTGGGCGCAATCCCAACCCAGTGCCACTAGACCAAAAGGAGCGATTCATGCATTTGGCGTTTGTTATATCCGGCACCAACCCGCTGATCATGCAGTCTGATCTGCTTGCTGACCCCCTCTCTGAGGGGGCGAAGAAGCTGAAGACGTTCTCGTCGAAGAAGAGCAAGACCGACGAAGACCATGCGTCGATTGGCGAGATTGAGTTCACGTGGTCCATGTACTATGACGAAGTGATTGGGCCGTACATCCCTGCGCAGAACGTCGAGCGAGCCCTGCGGGATGCCGCCGCCCTCAGAAAGGCCGGGAAGAATGTGGAGCGCGCCGTCAGCGTGTTCCCAGACAGGATTCCATTGCAGTACGACGGCCCAAGAGACCTGGATGCTCTCATTGCAGATCGACGGTTTCACGACCGAAGATCGGTGGTGGTGAACGGGAAGTCCCGCGTCATGAGAGAGAGGCCAAGGTTCTCGAATTGGCGGCTAGAGTTTGAGGTGCGGATCGACAAGAACATCATCAAGAGCCGTCAGGAGATGGAGTCGATCGTCGAGGAGGCCGGGCTCTACATCGGCCTCGGCACCTTCCGCAAGAGGTTTGGGCGATTCACGGTGGAGAGCGTCAAGTGAGTGATGTCAAAAAATTCCCCATATGGAAGCAGGCCGTTGAAGATTTTGTATCTCAAGACCCCCCGGCCGCCCCTGGGTACATTCTGCATGACCGCTGGCTGCTTGAGCACTTCGAGATGAGCAAGCCGACATCAGGGCTCTATGAAGAGATCGCCCGTTTCAACCTTGCGTTCCTGGATAGCAAAACGAAGTTCTTCGCGGCACTACGAGACAACCATCAGATTCAGTTTGCCGAAAGAGACGGCGGCGGCTGGCGCTTGCTTCACCCGGCCGAAGTGGCCAGACACTCGATGAGCGAACTGGCAAAGGCAACAAGGGCGGCAGCGCTGAAGGCCGGCCGCAGGATCAGCAACGTGGACGTGTCGGAGCTAAACGACAGGCAGCAGGCAGAGCTTGCAGACGCCGCCGCCCGCCTCTCTCGCGTTCGACAAATCGCCAGGAAAGAAACTCGCTTGCCCAGACCCCCGCAGATTTCTGACCGATCGAATGATGGCTAAGGTTGCCAATCTACGGCGTAAGGTTGTCAATACCGACGAACAGAGGCAAGGACAGTGATGGCTCAAACGATATTTGGGACCAGCCCGCCCCGGCGGCTTGGGCGCTCGATCGATGTGTGGTTTGACTCAAGGGATTTCGACCGCTCGAAGAGCGTGGTGTTCTGCTTCCCCACCAACACAGGCACCAGGCAGCTCTTCTCCCTGGAGATAGACCCGATCAAGGAGACCCCAGCCACGCTGGCCAAGAAGCTCAACGAGCTGGCCTTGCAACTGGCGATGGAGGGGTGATGGAGCGCCGAGGCTTCGAGGTCGCCCGCGCCTACCACAACAGCGCCGCGAGAGCTTGCCATAAGGTACCTTGTGGCAAAACTCCGTGGCCACCCCACTGGGTAACCCAGTGGGCAAGCCATTGGGTAACCCACTGGCAGACGCCAAGGGGAGTCATCGGCTTAGCACGACTGACGACGCGCGGCTTCGCAACAGCTAGCTGCGGCGAATTTACGTGCGGGACGGAGCGCCACTTATCGAATGAATTTCGGAATCTTTTCGATACGGCGGCGCAGCAAATTCGTAGAGCAATGAATTGTATGGGGAATTACGGTCGGATTGGGGCTTGCCGTCTGTTGCCCATGCACACAAAGAGCACCTTGAATTTCTCTTTGTCATTCATGGTGTTGCGACCCAACTCGCCCCCAAAAATAGGGGGCAAAAAACGCCTATACCGACCAAAAGGAATCAATGGGTTAGCACATCATTTCGGAATGGGGATTTTGACATGAACGACGTGGAGATGGTGGAGTTTGAGCGCGCCGGGGAGCTTATCCGATGGGCTCGGATGCAGGCTGGGGCCAGCCAGAGGGAGGTGGCGCGCGCCATGGGTCTTGGCGACACACAGCAAAAGACGGTGTTTCACTGGGAGCGTGGAAGTCGCGAACCCCTGGCAAGCAACTTCATCGCCGCTTGCCAGGCGTGCGGGTTCAACGTGGTCCTGCTGCCGATGTCCGAGGAGGAGCTAGCGCGACTCGACGCTGCGCCAGTTGGCGCAGAAGGTAGCTTGCCGTCACAGGGTTAATGCCGTGGGCGGCGGCGATGGCCTTATACGTCATTCCCATCGTCCGTTGCTTGGCCATTGCGAGAACGGCCTCCTCCGAGACCTTGTTTCTCGGCCTTGCTCCGGTCTTGAATGTGCCGCGATTCGTTTCCGCTTGTTGTTTCGGCGTGGCCCATCGACAGTTGCTTGGCTCGTAGTTGCCGTCTGGGTCTATCCGGTCTAGCGTGGTCCCGAGCGGCCTTTCGCCCATGTCGGCCAGGAAGGTTTCGAAGCTGGACCAGCTTGCGCAAACCGAGATACCGCGGCCGCCGTACCACGTCCACTGAGGGGCCTCTGGGTTCGAACACCGCCTGCGCATTTCTTTCCAGGATCTGTAGGTCCTGGTGTCCGACATTCCGTGAGTAGTTGATCGGCGAAGCAGGACGTCTCTTGATAGACAGCCGCAGGACTTGGTGTGCCCAGAGCGCAACTTGAGCGAGTTTGCCTCGGTTGCCGCGCCGCAGTCGCAGCGGCACACCCATATCTTTCCTGTGCTGGACCGCCTGCTAGACGGAGAAACAACGATGAGCCGGCCAAAGCGCAGGCCAACCAAATCCAATGCCCTGGTACCATCGCGAGCAGCCATTTAACCTCTCTCACAGGTTGTTTGGTCAGGTAAAGGGGCGTTGGCGCGCCCCTTTACCGATTATAGTTGAAGACGTCTCGTCTTTTCCCAGGACCGCAGGCCAGCGAGGCCCAGCATCCCAAGCACAAGCTCCATGAGGTTGTCGCCAACGAGCGGGGGCAACTGGCCGGATATCTCCATCACACCAGCGGCGGCCAGCCATGTCAGCGCCGGGTGAATAATAAAGTTCCAGGCCAGCCCGAACGCGCAGATATACCCAATCGAAGGCCGCCAAGACGAGGCGAACCAGTTGCCGCTTGCCGCCTCCGCGCGGTTAACATCGATCTGGCCGATTGCTACGCGCACCTGTTGCTCAAATGCAGCCATCTCATTGGCCTGGGCCAGCTTGAACAACTCGACCTCGGCCTGAGCTTTTTTCTCCGGGTCAGGAAACAAGCGCTCGATGATTGATCGGCCCATCTCAATCATAGGACCTACAAGCAGGGGATTCACGCCGTCACCCGCAAGGCCGTTTCGACCTTGTCGAACAGGCGCCCGAACCAGCCGGCGTCCTGCGAGTCGCGGGCGGGGTCTCGCGCAAAGAGCCGGGCGCGATCGACGAACACCAGGCGTAGCACATCGCGCGTCGAGCGGCTGCTCAGCGCCGCCAGGGTCTTTGGGCCGATCACCCCGTCCGGGAGCGCGCCCACGGCCCGCTGGAGCGCGCGGGCGGCGCGCGGTACGCCGCTGTTGTAGGCGTAGTCGAAGAGGAACTCGTCGAGAGGCTGCCCGAGCTGGTCGGCCCGGATCGGGTCCCAGTAGTCTTGTCTCGCGATCTCGCGCGCCTGCTCGATCGTCAAGTTCCTGATGTCCAGATGCGGGTATTGCGCGGCCGAGACCCCGTACTTCGATCCCTTCAGCTCGCCAACACCGACCTTTCCGCCCGTCCAGTTGCCACGATCGTTCGGGTCCAGGGAGAGCACGCCCTCGTGCAGCTTCAGTCGTTTGAAAACATCGTCGAATCGGTCCATGTCACCACCATCCCAAAGATTTGCCTACACTGACGACCGCGGCGAACGTCGCCACTGTGCCGACGATCGTCGCCTTCGCCCACTTGGCCAGACTGCACATCGCGTCCAGGTGGTTGTCTAGCCGCTCTGCGGTGACCAGCAGCCCTGGTCGCCCGAATTGGTTCTCTTTGGTGCGAGAGAAGATCACCTCATCGAACCGATCGATCTTGCGCGACACCTCGTCGACACCGCTCTTCGCCTCGGCCGCCGCCGCCTGAATCTCGGCCGCCGCCGCTCGCGTCTCGGATGTCATCGCCTCCAGTATTGCTACCCGCTCTACCAAGTTATCCACCCTTTCCTCGAGGCTCGCGCCTACTCTGCAAACCTTGATATCGCTCACGTCACCTCCACACGATTGACCAGGCGCCTTCATGCGCGAGCATGACCAAGCGCGTGAAGAATGCATATGACAGGTAAGTCGACACCAACAGCACGGCCAGACCGGCGACCGTGAAGCACGTGTACTTGATGATCGAGAGCGCGAGGATCGCGCCGGGGCTCATGCCTTTGCCCATGAGAATGGCATCGCGAGCGCACTCGCCGTAGCCGGCGAGGGCTTGCAGGACGATGCACAAGCCTATCCCGGCCAGCAGCAGAATCGCATCGCTGGCCAGGAGTTCCCATTGCATCTACTGACCCATCCGCTCCGCGAACTCGCGCTCGATGTCGCGACGCCGGGTAACCTGGCGATCGAGCCGGGCGTTGAACTCCTCGTCGGAGATGCCGCGACGCTGGCGCTCGCGCCGAGCGGCGCCGATCTTCTGGGAGATCTCGCGCAGCGCCTCATCGCGCTGGCGGGCAAGGTTCACCCGGCCGGCATCCGCCGGGTAGGAGCCCAGCTTCACGCCAAAGGCCGAGGACAGCGCCTGCGGCAGGTTGCGCTCGCGCCCGAAGGCGTCGGTCTCGCCGGTACCGGCGGCCTGAATGGCCTTCCAAGAGTAGGTCTGGAAGAGCCCGCGTTGCATCGCGATCGAGTCGGCCGCGTAGCCCACCGGGTTGGGTAGCGGAAGGTTGGGCATGAGGAACTTGGCGATGTGGTCCATCACCTTCGTCGCGCCCTCGCCGAAGGTGTCGGTCTTGCCGACGATGTCCTTGCCGGTGAACTGGCTGCGGTTGGAGATCAGCTCGATCATGAGCGCCATCGGGCCGCCCACAGTCATCCACGGCGGCACCGGGATCGCGCTCTTCGAGCCGTTGAGGTCCATGATGTCGCCACCGGGAATCCAGCGACGCACGTCGAGGAAGACCGGGCTGTCGTTGGCGTCGTTCCAGGGCATGCGAAGGAGCCTCGGGAACACCAGCAGCGTGCGCCCAGAGCGCTCGTCGGGCAGTAGCGCCCGCTCCTCCTCCTCGTCGCCGGCCGCGCCCAGCATGCCGTAGGCGAGCGCGTTGAGCGCATACCCCACGGACAGGTACTTCACCATCTTCCACGGGGTCTTGGTCATCGCGTCGATCAGGATCGGCACGATCCGGTAGGTGAACGCGATGAACGGGAGCGGGCCGCGGCGCAGGGCCTGAATCCAGGGGGCGTTGATGGAGTAGTCGAGGAACGCCTTGCGGGCGAGCTGCCCCGCCTCGCGGTCAGTCTTGCCGGCGGCGGTCTCCTTCATGAACTTCGCCAGGCGGAAGACGGCGTCCTCTTGCCGATAGAGGTCGATCATCGCCTTGAAGGGGGCAGCGCCCATCTTGCCCAGGCGCTTGGCCGTCGAGGTGCTCGCCAGGGCGACGAGCGCCTGCTTGAGGCTGCTGCCGCGCGCCAGGTGGATCGCCTGGATCAGGGACAGGTTCTGCGCCACGGTGTCGCGCTCGGACTCCAACTGCTTGAGGATCGGCTCGATCACGTCCTGGCGCATCTCGATGGCAGCGAAGCTGCCGCCCTCGGACCCCGAGTCGTAGAAGCGCTCCATCATGGCCGAGGCAGCTTCGTCGCCGCGCTTGGCGTCGATGATCGTCACCAGGGCGGCGCGCAGATCCTCCGGCCCCAGGTTGGCCAGGTCGGCCATGACGACGTTGGCCATCACGTTGTTGGTGTGAACGGCCGGGCTGAGCGCCGTCTTGCTGATCTTCCAGGCGGTCAGAAGATCGTCCCACAGCCGCCACACGGCCGAGGCGCTGCGGAAGTTCACCGTCGCGCGAATGTCGTTCCAGATGTGCCCAGGAATGAATTGTCCAGCGAGGAGCCCGTACTTCTTGAGCTTCGTGCCGTAGGCGTTGGTCTTGGGAACTTCCACCCATTCGTTGTCAGCATAGGCGCGCAGGGTCGTCTTCGAGTCGGACGCCTCGGAGATCTTGCCGCCCGCCGCGATCACCTCCTCCTCGGTCGCCTTGCCGTACTCGGTGCCGACCCACTTGAGGAACTTCGCCGTCTCGATGTCCTGGATGGACGCGAGGGCGGTGCGTGCGAAGGCGTAGCGGATCTCCTCGATCTCGCCCAGGCGCTCGCGCTCGGGCTTGGAGAGATCGCGCCACATGCCGACGTTGCCATTCTTCTCGAACCAGCGCGCCTCCCACACCCCGTCGTTGCGCCAGCCGGCGTGCTTCGCCGGGATGGGCTCGCCCTCTTTGACGTACGCCACGCGCTTGAGCTTGCCCAGCTCGCCTTCGGCGCCCGGGTCGCGAAGCTCCATGCGCACGTACTTGTCGCCCTTCTGAACACCAGGCAGCCGATCGCCGCTGATGTCGTGACGCAGGCCGCGTCCCCGATAGGTCTCTGCCCGGATGGCCTTCGCCTTGCGGTTGGCCGACACGAAGGCTGCGCCCTCGACCTCGTGCTTCTGGTAGGAGCGATGCAGGTACGCCATCTTGTTGCGCCCGTACGACTCCTCGGAGAGCAGCCCCAGCTCGACAGCATCGCGCCCGAGCTGGTCGATCTGCTCCTTCATCGCCGCGAGAGTGGCGCGCGAGTCCGCCGGCAGGATCGCCATCATCTGGCGCTCCGCGTCGGTGTCGGGTTTCTCCTGCATCCAGAGGTAGGCGACGCGAGACTCGGCCATGCTCAGGCTGCCGATCTGGTCGATCATCGCCTTGGACTTGCGCAAGTGCGCATTGACGCGCCGCTCGCGCTCGTCTCGCTCGGAGAGGTAGGGCTCAGGCAGACCGTAGTCGGCAACGATGCCGTGCGCGATCTGCTGGCGGATGGCGCCGCCCTTGAACCAAGCGGCGGTCGCGCTCGAGACGCGATCGGCGAGCCGGCCCGTCACCTTGGCGACCGGGGCGAGCGGGAACCGCAGCGCGGCATCCGTTGCCCGGTTGATCGCCTGCGCTGCTTTGGTGACTGGGGCGACGGCCTTGGTCGCCATCCGCGTTGCGGCGAGCGCCGGCGCCCTCGATGCTTCGATGGCCTCGTCTACAACATCGAGCGCAACGCCAATCGGCTTGAGCGCGGCATCGAGTGTGCTCGCAACAGTCCGCGCGACTATGCCCGGCTGGTACTCTTGCTCGGCTCGAACGCCGCGATCTCCGCTCGCGACGTCAAGCCCTGGGCGCGCGCTGCGCGAATAGAGGATAGCTTGGTTCGCAGTGTCGCCTCGGGCCAACATGCCGGGAGAAAGGTGTTTTGAAGATACGCCTCGCTTTCCTCTAGCCCCGGAGGCCAAGAGCGATTGCGTAACAATTCCTCGTAGGATAGTTGCGTACCCGCTTCCCGAATCTCGCCCGGCGTCAGTGGCGGCAACGTCGTTTGCCCACTGCTGGACTGTTCGCTTGTCGTCTCCACGAGGCACCCTCCACTCGAATTGTGAGGACTCGAAATTATAGCGGGCGGACTTTATTTCGTCTATGGATTGAAGGACATTCGCATAGGAATCGTAGATCAAAAGACCGAGATTGTAGCGGTCATCGTCGCCGTACTGATCCTCCACTTCTCGCCAGGCATGCTCGACCGATTGGTTCCACGAGGGCCTCATCCATTTCGTCGTGCCAAGTCGCAGCGCCGCGCTCATCATCTGGTCGTTGCGACGGATGGCGGCAATCGGCGACACCGCCGCCGGGTCGCCGATAAAGGTCATCTCATTGTTGGCGGCATACTGCATGGCAACTTGATAGATGGCGCTACCAAGGCCGCTTTCCCGGATGTCGGATGTATCGACCCAGACCGTTCGATCGGCGTCGCTTTGGCTAATCAGGCCGCGGATCACGCGGCCACGCCCATCCTTGCCGAGATTGATCGAGAAGGAGTCGTCGCTGAAGTCGTGGATGTCGGAGCGGTGGACTAAAGAGCGGTCGCTTTTCTGAATACGCATCCCGAGCGCGATTTCGGTAATCGTCTTCGCGTTCGACCGCCCATAACGAAACGCTCTTGCGTCGTCCGAGATCTTCAGCCAGGCATCGGCCATGTCCATCAGCCGCCCGGGGGACGGGCGCCCCCCCTCTCCAGGACGCGCAGCACGAGAAAACAGAGCCTTCAATGCAGAAGGCCCAGCTTTTTGCTGGGCCTTCGCGGATGCTGCCGGGTTTACTCCAACTCGTCTAGGCGGGGGAATCGGCCGGTCGCGATGATTGCCTTTCCCTTCTTCACCTGCTCCGGCGTCAGTTCCGGAATGTCCCCGTTGCGAAACAGCGGGTGATCCGGCTTGAAAGGCCTCCCCTCCTCGATCGCCTGCTTGACGAGCCTGTAGTCCTCTTCTCGGGGAAGATACTGCTGTATCCACCACCAAGGAACTGGATCGCCGAATTTTTCCGCGTAGTCCGCGTAAAGCCTGGCCAAGTCGGTTCCACGGAGTCTTTGAGATGTCGTCGATGAGTCGGAAGGCATGGGGCAACTCCTGCATCATGAGTTCGCGGTTCGTAGTGTACGCCCTCACGAGTTGAGCGAAAAGCTCGCGTCGGATTTGGCCGGCCGTCATGGCCTCCCAGTATCCAGTGGCCAGCGGATATTTGAAAAGTTCACTCAACGGGCCGGTTTCGGCGTCCCAGACAAAAAACACCTCTCGGGCCACCTCGCCGCTCACCTCAATCTTGTCGCCGCTCTTCGTGAGCGCGAATGCGGGATGGATCTCCGACAGAAAGCTGCCGTCCTTCTGCTTATCTAAAGCATGACCGAGTTCGTGCGCGATCGTTCCGATGAGGCGCTGCGAGTTGTTGATCGCACGCGGGACGCCAGGTGGACCAGCCACATCTTCGTGGACGGTTATGCCATCAAATATGCTCCAGTACGCCCCGTCAATGCCGCCTCGACCCACCATGGCGTCGTCATGCACACCCCAGATGATAACGGACTTGGCAGCCCTTTCAAGAATTGGCGAGGCGCGAAGCGTGTCATTGAGAGCTGACGCGATGTTCGCGCGCAGATCTGCGTGGATGGTACGGTCTAGTCGCCACCTCATCCAGGTCGGGAGCTTTTTATCGCGCCCAGGATCAATGCCGTCGTCCACCCCTACATGCAGGCGTCCATTGCGATCTTCGCCGACAAACTGAAACAACAACTGCTGGTCGCCGGCTGGGCGACTTAGATCGCCGCGTTGCAGCCACAGCTTGAATGCGTCTACGGTTGGGAAGGAGGCGATCGATCGAATCCGCTTCTCCCACCCGGCCTCGTATTCGTCTAGGTAGGCGGAGCGAGCCTCTTCCAGGGAGGGGAAGCCCATCATTACCTTCGCCTCGTCGTGCCTTCCGCTGGGGTTGTTTTGATCAACCACGAACACTGGGCCGTTGTAGTCAAGCGGCATGCCTGGCCTGAGAAAAACATCCACGGCATCGCCGTCCTTACCGATGAAGCCGCCTCTGATGTAGCCGTAGTGCGACTTCATCGAGCGCGACCATCGCCTTCCGCCTGCGTCTACGCCAGAGCGGGTAGACCCTGCCGGATTCTCGACCGAGATCGACAGTCCGCGCACCACTACCTGGCCGACCTTGTAATTGCCCTGCTTTTTCTGCGCCTCAGTAGGCTCCGGCAAATCGTTGGCAGGGGACGTTGCGGCTTGGTGCGCGCCAACGTCTACCGTTGCGCCCGGAGATCCCCGCCTATCAGCGCCCGCTCTATCGGCAAGCCCCGACGAATCCTCTCTCGAAGCGTTCGCACTTTCACGCCCAAGCGCCTTGCCCACTTCGGCAGCGTCATCGACTCCCCGTTTAGTGTCAGCATCGCGCTGTCTCGACGATCCAGACGTTTCGTATCGAGTTCTCGCCCCGCCCTCGCCCGCCGGTAAAGAGTCTGCGCTGGTTTGCCCAACGCCCTTGCCGCTTCGGCCACCGTCAGTTGGTGGCCGCCCACCATTACTCGGTGACAATACCGACGATTGGCCGCCTGCTGCTGCCTGGTCGCCCATCGACAGTTGCCTGGCTCGTAGTTGCCGTCTGGGTCTATCCGATCCAACGTCAACCCCGGGCTCTGCTTTGGCCCGATGTCGCTGAGAAAACGCTCGAAGCTGTGCAGCCAAAGAGGACTGATCGTCACGCCCCGCGCCCCGTAGTATTTGAAGTCTGGGCTCTTCGGGTTGAGGCAGCGACGCTTCATGTGCTGCCACGCTTGGTACTCTGCTTTGTACTGGCTTCTGGGTCCTGGGCTCTTTGCCATCGCTTGTCCTACCATTGGCGCGACCGCGCGACCTTGCTTGGACCTCGAGAGCGGCGTATTTGTTCTCGGTCGGCTGGGGCTTATCGTTCTTGGGGGAGGTGGCCGCCTCGTGGGCGGCAGCGTCTACGCTTGCTCGGGCTTCTTGGGCGCCTTCTTCTGCTCGGCGGCCTTCGGCTTCGGCAAAGCGCCGAAAAAGGTCTGCCCAACGACCCAGGACTGCTGGTAGATTGGGTCGTCCTCCTTCGCGTAAGGAATCCCGAAGAAGTCGTCCTTCTGGGTCTGCTTGCCAGTCATGGTACGGGTATCCTGTTTCGGCGCCGACAGCGACATAGGACTTCACTTTAGCAGGAAGGTTTCCGCCCTGCACGAGCTTCGTCACCCCCGCCGCGAACTCCTGGTCGCTCATGACGAACGGCATGCCGTCGTCACCCCTAAAGTTCATGAGCACGATCTCGCGATCGTTCAGGCGGGTGAGCCCCATGCCATCGTTCACGTCTCGGCGAACAGCAGCATAAACAGCGCGCAGCTCAGCGTCACCAACATTCGCATCGAAGCTGATCTTCACGCCCTTGGTCGCGCCGGGGTCGCGCGCAAGCGCGGGGTCGGCGCGGAAGAACGGCACCGCATCCTGACGAAAGACGTACATCCATCCGCGCGCCACGCGCTCCACCACATCGCGGTCGGCGCGCACCGTGGCAACGGCGTTCGGCGCCACTTGGTTCTCGTAGGCCCCCGCCCCGCCCACAACCTCGAATTGCGAGGGCCTCAGACCGAATGCCCTGAAATAGACGTCCGGACCACCCTTGCCGAAGACGGCCTTGAGGGCGTTGTCCTGGTAGCGCTGGAGTTCTTCGAGGCTCAGGTTTGCCACCGCCTGGCCAATCCGTAGCTGCGTCGAGGGGCGCGTCTCTGCCGTGATGGTGGCGCCGGGGCGGCGCCCACGAGACTTCAGGATGTTGCGCACGCTCGCGTCAAAGGCGCCCGAGTTGCCGAGCGAAGACTTCACGTGCGTCGGCTCGAACGGCATCAGGTGCAGCGTGCCGGGATAGACGCCTTGCATGCCTATGCCGAAGGGGCCGCGAGCGCGCGGGCCGAACGCCATGTCGGCGTCCATGATGATGCCGTCGTAACCGAGCGCCTCGACCGCCTGGCGAATGATTTCCCCAGGCGACACCAGTTCGCCGTTGCTGTCATACGCCTCGGAGAGTCCGCTGCGCACCAGGGCCGCGGCGTCGTACGCGCTCTTGCCCTCCGGATCGCTCAGTAGATCAGTAAGCGCCTCGGAGGCATCGGCATCGTAGGTGGATGCCACGTCGCGGATGGCGTTCGCGAAATCGACGAGCGTGCCGCCCTCGCTGACGATGTCCTCGCCGTCCTCGCTATACTCAATCTCAGAGGTGAGCTGCAAGCCGCTCGGGCGCATGTCGAACGGGTTCTTCATCTTCACCCAGAGGGGCATGATCAACCCCTTGGAGTCGCCAGCCACCGCCGCCCTCGCGGATTGCGCGACGGCCTTCTCGAAGAGCAGGTCGCGCACGGTCTCTTTCTGCGCATCGGTCAGCTCGCCATAGTCGAGATCCGCAAGCGCAACCCCCAGCTCCTCTGCCGCGCGGCGCGCGTCCTCCGGGTTCTTGTCGAGGTGATCGGCCATCGCTTCGTCGAGCGCGAAACTGTCGTCGCGCCATGCATCGGCGAGCTGCTCTTTGGAGCGCTCGATGCGACCGGTCAGGTCCGGCCCCTCGCCCGCGTAGTTGATGCTCGCGTCGTCGCGCGAGGTCGTCACATAGAAGCCGTTGCCCAGCCAGCCTTCGGCGGTGCCGGCCCGGGGCGCCGTGTCGATCTCCTGAATGTTCGAGTGCGTCGTGCCGTGGAAGGCTTCAAACACTGCTGGCCCGCCCTCGTAGTCCTCCGTCTGCTCGGCGCGAACCACGGGCATGCCCTCGGACCAGCGCTTGAAGGCATCGGTGTCGATCTGATCGGGCGGCGGGACGAACTGCTCCTGGCGAGCAGCGGCACCGCGGGACTTGAGGGCCTCCATGTCGCGCTTCACGCCCGAGGCGGCCGGCGTCGGGCTCGCCGACTCGGACTTGACCCAGTCGGCCGTAGCCTGAGCGAGCGCCTTGCGGGCCGCGTCGAGATCCTTGATGTACTGAGCGGACTCCAGGCCGGGCCGGCCGAGACCGAGCTTCGAGCGGATCACATCCAGGGTCAGCATCACCGCGTCGCGGATCTTCATCACCATGGAGCGATCGAGCCCCTTCAGCACCTGGCGCCAGAACTCGGGCTCGTTCATCCGATCGCCGAGCATGTCGGCCATCAGCTCCTCGGTGACCAGATCCTCGGAGGCGCGCGCCTTCGGGTTGTCGGTCTCCTCCTGGATGGCGGCGTCGAGCCACGCGCGATAGCGCGCGGTGTCGCGCATCAACGGCGCCATCCGGGCGACCAGCGTGCGGTAGACGGCGCCGTTGGAGCGGCGCAGCGAGTGCAACAACTCGTGGCCAATGATGGCCAGGTGGGAGCGGGTCGCGTCCGCGTTGATGTAGATCGTCGACGGGTCGCTCGGGATGATGAATCCCTGGGCCTGGTCTTCGGGCTTTACGGGCTTGGCGTACCGGAAGAAGACGACGCGTCGCTTGAAGATGTCTCGGGCGACTCGCAGTCCTGCTGCAACATCAGCGGAAGCAGGCACCTCAGCCTCGGTCGCGAGACGGGCGAGCCCTCCGGTGGCGGCGGTGACGCGCACCCCTTCGTTGGGTCGGGGTGCGTCGCCCCGGCGCCACATGGGCGGGGTGTCGTCGGTACCGGTGGCTTCGGTGTCATTGAGCGTTCCCTCTCGCAGGGCCTTGCGATACTCGGTCGCGCGGCGGGTGAGGCGCCACGCGCCGCTCGGCGTAGGATAGCCGAAGCCCAGCTCGATCGCGCGGCGGCGCTCGGACTGGTTGAGCCGCTCGCCCTTGAACAGGCGCTCGGCCCAGTTCTGATCGTTGGCGCTCGGGGCCTGCTCGCGCAGAGCAGTGCGCCGCGCCAGCTCGCCGGCCGCGCGCTCTTGCGCTTGCTTGGCGCCTTTCCTGGCAACGAATCGCAGGGTGTTGTCGTTCAGATCGCGCGGGTCGTTGCCCAGCACCTTGCGCTGAGCGTCCTCCAGATCTCGGTCGGCCTGCTCCTTGGGCGTCTTGCGGAACTGGTTTGGATTGATCCCGGCCTGCTCGAGCGCGAGCCCCAGCGGCGAGGTGAGCGGCGGGGCACCCATATCCACGCCCGCCGACACGGCATCGGCGACCGCCACCGAGAGATCGCGCTGGCGCTGCGACTCCTGGGCGAGCATCTCCAGCTCACGATCCCGCTGCGCTTCGCGCTCGCGTTCCGCAAGGTCAAGCGCTGCCCGGGCCTGGTCGGACACGCGCGGCGGACGCGGGGCGATCGTCTGCCCCGGGGTCGCGCTCGGCGCCGGAGCGGCCATGCCGGTCGCCTCCGCAAGCGCCTGGCGCGCGCCGGCAGCGTCGTAGGGGATGGCATCCGCCGCGGACGCCGGCTGCGCCTGCGGCTCTGCTGGCGGGCTTGCCGGGGAGAAATCGACCCCTTCGTCGCCCGGCTCGCGCCAGGTCGTCGTGGCCTCGATCTCGCGGCGCTCACGCTCCTGGTTGGCGCGATCCTGCGCTTCGATGCGCGCCATCTCGGCCTGCTCGCGATCGTACGGGATGGTTTCCAGGCCGGAGGCGCCGGCGCCAGTCGTGGTCCCGGGCTCTTCGGTGCCGAGGACATCACCGGCCGGAATGGGCGCGTTCTCGGGCGCGGGCGCTTCTGCGCTTCGACCGAAGATCGCGTTCTGTCCGGCGCCCTGCACCGAGCCGATGGCGAGGCCGCCCAGGCCCTCGTTGAGGGCGCCCTGGGTGAGCGGACGCTCCGGGTCGACCGCGCGCATGGCGACGTTCTCGCCGACCTTGGAGAGGTAGCTTTGCGGGAACTCCTCGAGCAGGCCCTCGCTCACAGCGCCCGTGGCCGCGCGGCGCGCGAGCCCGCCGGCCTGGCCGGCAATGGCCTTGGCCAGCGCCCGGTCACCCAGGCCGCCGAACACGCCCGTCGCCACGCCCGCCAGCACCATCGCCCGGCTCTTCACGTCCCGGATGATCTGGTCTTTTGCCGCCTCGTAGGTGAGCCCCTCGAACATCAGCGACTTGATGACCTCGGAGTCGCGAAGCTGGGCGTCCGGAATGCGGCGGATCTCCTCCTCGACGTTCTGCGCCGCCCCGCCGGCCGCGAACGCCGCCTCGGTGCTGCGGCCCGCCATCATGGCCGTGCGTGCAGCCGCCTTCCCGGCGGCCACCTTGTCGCCAGTCTTCTCGAGCGCAGTCTTGTAGGCCGAGCGCGCCAACACCTGGGCCGGCGCCATCGACAAGATCTGCTCGGGCAGCGACTCTGCGATGCCCCGCGTGTAGGTGCGCCAGTCGGACCAGGCATCGCCGAACGTGCCGGCCTCCTCATCCCACCATTGCTTGCGCCCTGCCGCCTGGAATCCGGGCGAGTAGCTCTGCTCGAGCCCCTCGGCCGCCCCTTTCAGGGCCTCCTTGGTACGGTCGCCACCCATCGCCGGGCGCACGATCCTGGCTGCGCGTTCGATCATCCCCAGGCCGGGGATGTGCTCGACCACCGGGCGGATGACCTCGTCGAGCGAAGCGGGCGCCCGCAGCGCGCCACGGGCAAGGCCCACGCCCACGTCTTTGACCGTCTCGATGGCCGAATCGAGGAAGGACGACTCTTTCCCCTCGTCGAAGGACATCGGCGCCGGAGCCGGAGCCGACCAGTTGCGCTCCCAGGGCTTGCGCTCCTCGGATGCGCCCGTCTGCCCAGACCAGTTACGCTCCCATGGTTTCACCGTGCCGCCTCCCACGAGCTGGGCGAGTTCGGGTCGCCACCCTTGAATCGGAAGCCATCGACGACGCCACCCACCACCGGGCCGCCGGCTGACCTGGGATTGCGATTGCCGATCGGCTCCAGGCCGGGGGCGCCGCGGATCTGCTTGGTCTCGGCCCCCAATGCGGCGGTGACGCGGGCCGCTTCGGCCTTGCTCAGCTTGGTAGCCGGCAGGAGGCGACGCACATCGTCAGCGCTCCATCCGCCCTCTTCCACCATGCGGCGGACGAACGCCGCCAGCGCCTTGTTCTTCGTCTCATCGCGATAGTTGCCTTTCTCTGACGCGCTCAGCGCCGAGCGCAGCGTCTCATCGAGCGACACGGCCCGGTCGCGGAACTCGTAGTAGACGGTCTCGAACGCGGTCTCGGGGTTGGAACCGCTGCGGATGCGCTCGCCCAGCGCGCTCTTCATCGCCGGCAGCAAGGTCATCATGCCGTTGACGTTGAACTTCGCATCCTCCTTGGCCTGCTCACCCTCGAGCAGGCGCCGGTACCCGAGCGCGCCCTTCTCGATCAGATCGTTGACGTCCTTGGGCTTGAGCCCGCCGCCGCTGGTTTCGCGGCGAAGGTTCAGGGTGGCGTTCCGGTAGCTCTGGATCGCGTCGATCTCTGCCTTCTTGAGTTTCTCGTTTGCCTGGTTGTGCCGCACCGTCTCTGCCTGGGCCGCCTCCCGGGTCGCAACCTCGCGCTTCTTCAGCCCGACGTTCGGGTCCTTGTCCCACTCCCAGAGCTTCTGGGCGCGGGCGCGCGATTGCTGGTAGTCGATCTCCATCGACTTGGTCGGGTCAGACATCATGGCGATGTGACTCTCCAGCTCCTGCTCGGTCATCGTCTTCGGGATGCGCTGCCCGTTGTACTCGAAGACCATGGCGTAGGCGCGCTCGCCCTTCTCGTTGGTCGTCGGCTTGAACGATGCCGGGTCGATCTTGCCGCCGTCGCCCCAGAGGTTGTTGTAGACATCGACCACGCCGGACGCGTCGCCCGTGGTCTTGAGCCGAGCGTAGGCATCGCCCGCCGTGCGCTTGCGCAGATCCGCGCGCATGGCCGCAGCGCGCTGGAGATGCTGGTCAGCCAGATCGATCCGGCCGCGCGCCGCGTAGGCATTCGCCATGGCCTCGGCCGCCGCCGCAGCCGCGCCCTCGCGACCGAACCGGCTCGGTGTACCGGGGCGCGCCGCCTGCTCGAGCGCCTCCTCGGGCGGGCGCTCGAAGAGATCGCCATCATCCCCAGCCGATGGGCCGGGCATCGCGGGCGCCGCCGGCCCGCCCATGGCGCGCTCGAACGCAGTTCGACCCGCTTCGCGCGCCTCGTTGTTCAGGCGCTCGATGTCGTCGGCCGTGCGCTTCTCGCGCTCGGAGCGATCCCGCTCGAACTCGAAGCGTTGCTTGTCCCGATCGTCGCGCTCCTGCTTCGAGCGACGATCGACCGCCGTCTGATACCCAGCAATGCCTCCAGAGAGGAACGCCCCGAGTCGACTCATGCAGCCACCCTCCGCGGTTCGGTGTCACGTTTCGCAGCGCGCTTGATCGGCGCCAGGCCAGCGCCCTCCTCGAGCTTCTTCACCTTGCGGGCGAGCGCCTGGAGGCCGGCCATCGTGAGGCCATTCATGGTCACAGGATCGATGGACGTACCGCCGGGGGCCGCCTCCTCGCCGAACACGGCGTTCACGTCCTGCGCATAGGGGCCGATGTGCTGGCCGCCGTCTGCCGCCCCGTCCTTGTACTTCCAGGACTCGACCGGAATCTCGGTCAGGCCATCAAGGATCAGGTTGGCGTCGACCGGCTCCTTGTCTTCCTTCTCGTTCTCGTCGGAGAGCCAGGTCGAGATCAGGGCGCTGCCCGCCTTGGAGCCCGCGAACTGCCCGGCAATGTTGCCCAGCGCACCGAACATGCCGTTGCTCGACTGTTGCGATGCGTTGTAGCCCGCCATCTGATTGGCATACGCCTGGTTCATGATGTTGCCGGCCTGGCCGATGCCCGAGAGCCCGGCCTGGGTGAAGGGCAGCGAGCTTGCCGCACCGCGAATGCCGGAGTCCGCTACCCCGAGCTGGTTCTGCACGGCCGAGTTGCCCGCGGTGAGCCCCACTTGCGTGGAGGAGACCTGGTTCGCCGGCAGGTTGCGACCGAGCTGGGCGGCGTTGAGCTTGCGCGCCACGCCCGCGTCCTGCACCGCGCGTCGCGCATTGTTCATCGCCGCCGACTCATCGGCCGCGCTCACGAGCCCCATCTTGTAGTCTTGCCGCGAGATCTCGTCCGCGCTGACGGGGCCGAAGCGTCCGGCCGTGCGCGCCCCCGACTGGCGTTGGCGATCGTAGGCGCCGCGCACTTCGGAGCCCGCGCGCTGCGCCTCGGCCTCCTGGCGCTGCGGACTGTCGTACTCCTGCGCGTCCTTGACGATGTCACGCTCCAGGGGGCGGAACGTGTCGAACATATACTGGGTATAGTTGTCGGCGAGCGCCTCGTTCTTTCGAGACGACTCAATCTGCTGCTCGATGACAGGAGCAAGGAGCCTCCGATCGCCCAGCTCGCGCTGCTTCTGGTACTCGAGCTGCTCGCGCCCGAGCTGAACCTGCTCGAGGCCGACTCGCTCGGACGCCTGTGCCACGGGGCCGTAGTCCGGCGGCGGCGGCGCCTTGCTGCCCCCGCCGAAAATCGCGTCAACCAGTCCGCCCATGCTCTCGTCTCCTTGAAAACCACATCAGCTCACGTCGTACGCGGTAGACGCGCACATTTTCATCCTGGCGCTTGAGGACCGCGCCACACCTCACGACGAAGTAGCGCGCTGCGTCGTCGTGCGCGTCGACCCAAGCCTCGAGTTCCCCGCCGTTCTTGAGCGCGTCGCGCAAAACCCGCTCCAAGTCACGCAGCCAGCGCCCCTTCGCCCAGGGATGAATGGCCACGTGAATGCGCCCCTGCCCCAATGCGATCACGCCCGCCACGCCGCCATCGAGCACCACGGCATGCAGCCAGAAGCGGCTCTTCGCCCAGGCGATGAACTGCTCGCGCGTCCACCCATGCTTGTCGGCGATCAGCTTCGCCTCGCGCGAGTGCAGGTCGAACCACAGCCCCGCAAGAGCATCTCTTTCTGCCGCGGCAAGCATCAGTCTTGCAGCGTCGCGATGATCTCGTTGATCTTGGCAGCGATCTCGGCCGTGCTCGCCGTTGAGGCGAGGGGCGAGATGCGCCCGCCCAGTCGGCCGGTGATGGCCTTGAGCTGCTGGCGCACAGCGGCGTCGAACGCCTGACGATTGTGCAAGCTGGCCGTCGCCGGCACGCTCGGGATCTCGAGCTTCTTCATGCCGCGGCGAGCCCCTTCATCGTCTCGGCCACCGTGATGCTGCGCACGATCACGTTCGCGCTCACCCGGATGGCAAAGTTGTCGGCCTTGTACCCGGCCGGCAGGCGAAACGCCTTCTGCGACTTCACCTGGGTGGTGAACTTCGCCTCGTTGTCCGCGTAGAGCGTGAATCCGATGTAGTCGAACACCAGCGGCGGCGGCGTCTGGATGGCGTCCCCAGCCAAGGCGTGCGCGCACAAGGCGGAAGCCCCCAGCGCGCCACCGGAGTTGCCGCCCGAGATGAGCGCCGCGTTCAACGCCACGACCGCGTCATACGCCGCCTGAGCCGCGGCCTTCTCCTCGCTTGTCATGGCCGAATCGAAGTCGATCTTGGCTGCGCCCAAGTTGATGGGTGTTGGCAGCTTGTACTCCTTCGACAGCCAGTCGCTCACGTAGCGCATGCCGATGTCGGCGTCCCACTGGTAGATCGTCTGGCCGAGGGCGAGGTACAGCTCGCCGTTTCGAGGATCGGCGTACATCGCCGAGGGCGCGGCCGAGGCGATCGACAACTGCGCCCGCTCGGCGAAGTCGAAGGTCAGCATCTGGGTCTCGGAGTTCAGCGGCGTGAACGCCACGTAGTAGCGGCCCTGGTGCGTGGCTGCGAACATGCTCGTCGGGTTGAGCGGACTCCACTCGTCTTTGGTGTAGAGCAGACGCGCCGGGCGCTGCGGCCCGGAGGCGGTCAGCAAGACCGGGCCACTGGCGCCGACGTACGCCGTGCCCACGCCCACCCCGCGCACCGAGCGCTTGGACAGGCAATGCATGTCCTCGACCTCGAAGCGCTCCATCGAGATCGACGAAGGGTCGGCCACGGTGGCCACGTAGGGAAAGCCCTCGGTGGCGACCCCGATGTTGGTGCCGAATGCGCCGATGCCGACAATCTGAAAGTCGCACGTCTTGCTGTTGTCCGCCGGCCAGGCGTGCGGCTGGAGCGGCTCCGACACCCGGATGACGTTGCCATCGAAGCCTGCCAAGCTGCCGTTGGCGAGCACGCACAGTCCGCGCATGCCGACCGGCGGCATCTCGTAGTCGGCCGACACCAGCGACCCCGTGGGCACGGTGTTGCCCGCGACGTTCGTGCTCGTCGTGGCCACCGGCACGTTGGCCACCAGCTCATAGGCGCCCGTCGTCGCGTTGCTCCAGTAGACGTTCTTCGTCATTCCGGAGACGTTGTGCGGCGCTAAGCGCGTCGCCGTGCCGGTCTGATCGGTGATCGTGCCCGGGTCGTCCATGGCGATCGTGATCGTCGTCGATCCAGCCACCGATCGCACGGGCCAGGTCGCGTTGAGCGATGTCGGCGCCAGGCCGGTGATCGCAATGTTCTCGCCCTTGCGCAGGCCGAAGTTCGTGCTGACCGTGAGGGTCAGTACCCCGCCCAGCCAGGAGGCGGCCGAGATGGTGTAGCTATTCGGTGGCGCGGCGTCCATGCTGGCCACCGTCCAGGTGCCATCCGTTCTGCCGGCGGTCGAAGTCGAGGGCGGCGAGGGTTGCGACTCTTCGCCGTACTGCGTGACGAAGGTGTAGATGAACGCCCGGTTGATCACCGAGCCCGACCCGCCGCCGTGACTCACCGAAGGGGCGGTGATCGGGCGCGTCACGCCGAGCACGAAGAAGTTCTTCGGGTAGTCGTTGCCCAAGCCCGAGATCGCCTGCGCCAACACGGTCATGCGAGGTTCGCCGTCGCCCGTGTAGTAGACGCGCTGGAGCACGTCGCCGGCCACCGGCCCGCGCACGGCGTCGACATCGTCGCTCCAGGTGAGCCAATACTCGCCGCCCGCATCCTCGAGGCGCATCATCGTCTTGATGTCGCCAGGCTTGGTCACCGACTTGATCTGGAGCGGGCGGCGCAGCGCCACGATGTCGCCCGTGGTGAGCTTCACGTTGACCGCGCTCTGGGCGAAGTGGTCCTGAATGAGGTGCCGGGCCGTGCGAGGAACCATGCCGCCCATGGCGGTGATGCGAGCCGCAAACATCAGCGACGCCCGCTCGATCTCACGTCGACGGCCTTCATCTCCTCGACCATTCGTTGCTGCGAGACGCCGGCCACCTGGGCCACGGCCGCCACCAGGCGCTGCAACATCGGGTCGCGCGAAAGACGCTCGTCCACCTCGTCGACCGCGGACACGACCGTGCCCGGATTGTGCGCGGCGATCACGGCCTCGATCGCTGCGCGCTGCGCTGGGGGGCAGTCTTCCAGGAAGCGCACGCCCTCGCGGGTCCAGGCACAGCGCGCGTTCTCGATGCCTGCGCGCCGAAGTTCGAGCCCGAAGGTCTCGCCGATGGGTGTCATGATCCAGCTCATAACCCGCTGCCTCCCGTTTGATAGGACAGCCCGCAGTAGCCGCTCAACACCGTGGGGTTGGTCCCACCGATGTGACCGGTCAGCAGCGTGACGTAGTTGAAGCCATCGACCGCCGCATGAAACGCATTGTGCGCGACTTGGTTGGTGTAGCCCTCGCCGTGAGGTGACGAGCCGATGCCAACGATGCCCGATGGGGATGACGTGCTATTGAGCCCAATGCCCGCGTAGATCGTGGCCGTGCCGGCGGTCGCCTCGAGACCTGCCGTGGTTCCCGTGACATAGACGGCCTCGCCCGCCCAAAGCAGCATCCGGCATTGCAGCGCAGCCGTCAGCTCACCCCAAGGAGCGTAGCCCAAGATCAAGTCAGCACCACCGAGAACCATGCGCCCAGCAATGCCGCGATCGTTGTAGAACGAGCGCACGTACCGGAACCCGTTCTCGTCAGCGAACTGGGTAGACGGGTTCATGTATACCTGACCCACCAGCACCGCGCCTGAGTCGGTGTTGTGGATGACATTGCCGTAATTGCTATCTCGAACGTGCATGCCAGCGCTCAGCCTGAGCACGACGGCGCTGCCATTCCACTCGGCGTAAACGTAGTAGCGCGTGCCGACCACAGGTGAGCCGCCCTCCTTGAGCGCGGCTGAGTTGCTCACCGTCACCCCGGCGTGCGGGATCTCGCGCCACGAGCCGGCGATGAAGATGTGCCGGCCGCCGCGGCGCACCAGGGCAATGGACGTGGCGCCCACAAAGACCAGCTCGCACTGGCCGAATTGGTTGGCGAAGCTCCCGGCGGCGAGAGCGGTCTGCAACGACGGTTGATGCAATACCGCTCGCCATTCGGCGTTCGAGTCGTGCTCCTTGCGGAACACGAAGACGTCCCCGTCGCCGATCACCAGGTTCGCCGCGCCCGGCAGAATCAGGTTCGTCGCGTTGTGCGTGAGGCTCAGCGACCCGCCCGTGATAGAGAAGCGCAACGTCATCTGCGTGCCGGCAGGCAGACTCGCGCCGCCCAGGCTCGCGATGGCCGTCGTCCCCGCGCCGTGCGTGATCGTCAGGTAGTTGCCTGTCGCGGCGCCCAGATCGATGCTCGAGGCCGAGGCGATGCTGCTGCCCCGGTCTTCTCGCAGCACACCCACCACGCCGAGTCCATCGGTGAAGACGGGGTTCTCGCCCTTCTGCGCCATGCCCTCCATGGACGATCGCGTCAGCCGCATCTCGAAGAGCGCGCCGGCCGACCAGGTCAGCGCGGTGGTGCCCTGCTGGCCGCGGGCGATCGTCAATGACGACGAGGAGACCGCGTGCGCCGTGATCCTGACGATCTCGTGGTTGCCCAGGACATCGCGCAGCACACCCCACGCCCAGTCGGGCGCGGTGACCGTGGCGAACTCTGGGGCGTCCGGCGCCTGGATCGTGATCGTCACGTCCCCGGGCGCGATCCCCGAGGCCAGCGTGGAGATCGCGAGATTGCTGAACTTCTCTTGTGGCATGGTCATTCAATCCCGTGGCTGGTTCGGGTGCGCAGGGGCTTGCGGGTGAACGCCTTGGCAAGCGCCCCGCTCGCGCGCCCCGCGCCCATGAAGAACTCGCGCATGTGGTAGGTGGCGAGGTCCAGGTTCGTGTAGGTCTTCTTGGGCGAGATCATCGCTTGCCACTTCGCCCCGTGAGCGATCGTGGCGCGGTACTGCCGCCAGATGATGTCGTCCACCCCGGTGGCGTCGCCCGCCGGCTTGACCGCGACCTTCAGCACGAGCCCGCCCGTGAGGCTCGCCTGCGGCACCAGCACGAGCCGGATGGTCTCGGCGTCGTCCTGGGTGTAGTAGCTCACGTCGCCCTGCTCCGTGCGCCAGTCCGCGCGCCAGGCATCCAGCTCAGCCGGCGCGCCGGGCACGATCTCGCGGCCAGCGTACTCAGCGCGCGTGACGACGACCGGGTCCAGACCCGCGCCTGGTACCAGGGCGTAGCTCGGGGTGGCCGCCACCACATTGATGGCTGGGTGATCCACGACCCACACGCGCGAGTGCTCGCAGAACATGATGGCCGCCTCGCGGATGTAGTGATCCGCAGCCGCACCCGCCGGGAGCCCGGGCAGATCCGGGAGCACCCAGTCGTAGAAGTCCGACCAGAGCTTGCTCATGCGGGCACGACTCCACCGAAGGCGTTCATGTAGGCCGCAGCCCGACCGCTGTTGACGTGCTCATCGTCCTTGCCCTCGCAGCGCGCCGTCGCGTAGTCAGCAATCACCTGGACGTAGGCGTCCGGTAGGGGGAAGGGCGAGCCCGCCGTCATCGCCAACGAAGGCGGCGAGTCGAGCTGGCCGATGAACAGATCCGGGCGCCCGCGATAGGCGCCCAGCAGCCCGTGGACCACGTGGCGAAGAATGGTGGCGTCCGGGTAGCGCGTGGCGGCGTCGTCGTTGAGCGGCTCGCGCGCCAGGTCGATCACGTCCTGGAGGGTCGCCATCGCTTAGAACGCGCCCATCAGTTGCACCACCCGGCGCTGCATCTGCGGCAGGGTGATGTCAGGGGCGAAGCGCTCGTTGAAGTTCATCAACGCATAGCGCTCGAGCGCATCGCGCGAGAGGTTGTCGACGCGGATGGCCGGCGGCGTCTCGTCGAGCGGACGGCGAATGTACGCCGGCACCTTGGGCGCAGGCACCAACGGGTCCTTGCGCTTGGCCTTGGCCGGGCGCGCGTCCTGCCAGGTGTCGTCGTAGCGCACGAGCTGCTCGGCCAGCTCCCAGGGGACCTGCCTGACTTCGCCCGTGCTCCACCAGCCCGAGCCGCAGTTGCTGTCTTCGTAGCGCTCGCTCGGGCCGATGTATTGGATTGGAATAATCTTCAATGGGGATTCCTCGGTGAAGCCGCCCCGAAGGGCGGCTGTGCTGCAACTCAGGCGCCGAGTTACCGGACGCCGACTGCCCGACCCAGGACGTTCACCGACAGCAGACCCGTAGCCGGCGTGGTGACCGCGCTGTTGATCAGGATGTCGAGGAAGACGTCGAACTCGAGCTTCAGGGGTTGGAAGCGCATCAACCATGCGCCGTTCTGGATCGCCGCGAACGGCGCCGTCAGCGTTGCCCCACCGCTGAAGTAGTTGTTGTTGGCCGCCGGGCCGTCCGCGGCGTTGACCGGAGTGAATCCGAACACCGCGTTGCCGCCCGAGGCGCACAGCGCCGGGCAGGCATAGCCGATGGCGAGCACTTCGAGTCCCGCCTGGAGGATGCCCATGCGGAAGATGTCGGCGTTCGCCCAGGTGTTCGGGACGTTCAAACTGAACCCGATGCCGATGAGATCGCCATAGGCGCTCATGTGGCGCTGACGGCTCATGAGGTCTGCTGCGTTGAAGGTAGGCATTGCTGTTTCCTTTTCGTGAGAAGTGGGTGCGCGAGCAGGCGGCCGAAGCCGCCCAGCTCACTTAGCCGACAGTGACGTCCAGCGCCATGACGCCCAGGTCGGTCGGCTCGTTGTTGCCCGCCCCGTCCGCGACGTTGAAGCGCACCTTGGTCTTGCCGTTCATGCACTCGCCCATGGCCTCGTAGTTGCGGTCCCAGTTGTAGGTCCGCTCCTTGAAGGTCGTGTAGTAGTCGGTCGCGGCGTTGCGGCCGTACACGTTGGCAAGCGCCTGAGCGCCCAGGAGCAGGCAGCGCTCCACCACGCGGCTGGTGTTGACCGTCGCGCCGGTTTCGGTACCGGCATAACGGTTGGCGACGGCCACGTAGTTGTAGGCGTTGTCGCCCGCCTCGAAGCCCGCGACGCTCGCCCCCACGAAGCGGATCGAGCGCGGCATCTTGCGAACGAGAATGCCGTTCCACATCCCCACCTCGCCGCGGAACAAGGGGTGCTTGCTGCCGTGGCTCGCCCGGTTGAAGGCGTTCTGCTGGAAGCTGCGGATGTTGCCGTTGGCGGTGGTGTCCTGGATCAGGTCCGCAAACGCACGCGGCCCCACCAGCAGCATCCACATCGGCTCGTCTTCGGCCGCAGGATCGTCGGGGATCTTGATCTGCTGGAGGCCGAACTCGAGGTCATCGAGGATCTCGCGCAACTGGTCGATGTGCGAGAGCTTGAGCGTGTCGCCCGAGCCCAGCGAAGCCGTTTGCAGGCCACCCTGAGTCAGGTTCGCGCCGTTGACGACGTAGTGCCGGTTGTAGGTCGGCGCCCGCACCGTGTTCACCATGATGCTGGCGAAGTCCGAGTCGGTTGCCTTCGGCACCACCCAATCGATTCCCGCCTGGGCGCCACGTGCGCCGGCCAGGTGAACCAGCGCCTGCTGGACCTCGAGGCGCGGGAAGTAGCCCATCAGGGTGGCCATGGCCACGCCACGCAGGCTGTGCTTGGTGCGCTGCTGGGCCATCTTGCCGCCGGCATCGACGACCTTGGTGGTCAGGTCGATCTTGGCGTCCATGCTGGACCAGGTGAGCTTCTCGCCCTTGCCTTCGGCGTTGACGTCGCCGATCAGGGGCTTGCCGCCGATGATGTTGAACAGATCCATGGAGATGGCATCGCCCTGGGTCTTCGACAGATCGGTGACGCGCACGACCGGCATGTCGGGGCTGGTCTGCCCCTTGAGCTTCGCTTCGGCGGCGGCCTGCTTCGGTGCCGGGCCGGTCATGTTCTTGAGCAGGGTGTTCGCGCGCTGGGTGCCCGCGAACATGGCCACGCTGAACTCTTTGACGGTCAGCGAGGAACTGGAAGGAACGGAAGTTTGAGCCATTGCTCACTCCTTGAGATAGATTGCTGTGAGCCGCCTGGACGGCGGCGCTCAAGGGGGTTGCCGGTGACGGAGGGCTTATCCGAACTGCGAGAGGACCTGATCCATGGGGACACCACGGTCGAGCTGGGCGGCGATCTTCTCCTCCAGCTCATTGACGGTCATGTCCTCGAATCGACGGTCGTCGCGATTCGGCGAGACGCCACCCGGAAGATCCGAAAGGGTGAAGGACTGATCCTTCTCCTTCGGCGGCTTCACTTCGGCGCGCTCTTTTGCATCACCTGTACCGCTACTGCTTTTGCTGGATGACCCCTGGGGCCGATACGTCTCGGGGAGGTCGGTCTTGCCGTATGTCACATGCATCGCCTTCACGACGCGCTCGAATCGATCGTCGACCGACATGCCGCGATTGGCAGGGTCTTCTCTCAGGAGCTTGTCGATCTGGGCCGCTCGGTTGAACGTCTCCGCGTCCTCGTTCTGCCAGTAGCGCAGGTAGGGGTTGCGGTCGATCGCCTGTTGAACGGCATCGGCGGCCGTGTTCACGCGCTCATCGCGGGTGACGGCCACTTCCTGGCTCAGCTCGTTGACCTTGCTCTGGAGAGCGTTGATCGTCTGAGCCATCGGCTTGAGCAGATCGCGCAGAGCCGGTACCTCTTCGGTCAGCTCTTCGAGCTGAGCGAGCAGATCCTGGGTCGTCTCCCCAGTCTCACGCTTGTCGGCCTCGGTCTGAGTGCCGGCCTGCGCTCGCCTGAGTTGCTCTTCCAGGGCCTTGGCCCGCTCGGTCGCTTCCTGCGCCACGCGCTCAGCATCGGCGCGTGCTCTGCGGTCAGCCTCGAGCACTGCATACGGAATGACATGCTTGCCATCCTTGGCCAGCACGCCCTCTGGTCTTTCCTCCTTGGCGCCGGACGTATCGCCTTCGGTCGGCGTCGTGGTGGTCGTGTCGCCTTCGGGGTTGGGGTTGGAATTGCCCTCGCCCTGAGCGTCATCGCCCTGCCCTTTGCCTGCCGTATCGTCCTGCCCGTCAACCACACCTTCCGCGCCCAGCACGAGCTTGGCTATCTCGTCCGGATCGGTCGGCATGTCTTCGGGGTTGTGGAGGTAGTCATCCAGTGTTCTTGCTGTTGCGGTTGTCATAGTTCCTCTATCGCTCGGAGTGCGGAAACAAAAAAGCCCGAGGGGCTCTCGGGCTTTGGGGTGTCAGAACCTCTGACGTGGCTGCTGGTATCGCCCAGCAGGGGCGTAAGCTGTTAGCGCCTGCGCGCCTCTTCCCTCGGCACGATGCTCAGCACGCGCAGGGGCTCGACGCGAGGTCTGATCGCGGAGCCGAATGCCGCAGCAATCGATTGAGAGATGATGGAGGGGCGCAGGTACGTCACCTCGACGGTGCGCGCTGAGAGTGCTGGGTGCATGGTCATGCCCTTATCAATGCCACCGGCCGCGGCGGCTCATAGGCGTACGCCCCGATGTCTGCCGGCACGCGCTGCGGCTGGCCGTTCATGTGGCGCACGCCTGGGATGAATTGGCCGGCACCGATGAGGGGAGACCCCGGCAGAAGCCGACCGGATGCGTCGATAAGCGGAGCACCGCTCACTGTTCCGGTAGGCGTGATCGGCGAAGCCGCCGCTTGATATGTCTCTGCAAGCGCACGGAAGCCGTACTCGGCGTTGTTGGCGATCGTGCCGGTAGCCGCAGACCCAAGCTCGATCGCGGCGTTTGCAGGAGCGGACGGATGCTTCGTGAACAAGTTATTGCGCAGATCAACAGCAAAGTCCCGGTACGTCCACCAGCCGATACCACCCATTTGCACGGGGCCGCTAGGTGGTACAGGAGCGCCCGCGTTGATGATGGTGTTGTTGTAGGCTCGGTGATTAGTGGCTCCAGCGCCCGACCAGTCATCCAACTTCATCGCGGCAAAGCAGTTCAGGACCACATTGCCCATCCACGTCGAGCGCCGGCCGCTGTTGTCCTCAAACGCGCAATGCGAGTCGGTCACCAGGTTGCCAGCGATGACCGCTCTGTCCGATCCAATTTCCGTGTATATCGCGCACCCATCCTGCTGGTGGTGGATGGTGCCGTACCTTGCCCCACGATGCCGGTTACCCGTTACCAGCGTCCACGCCTGGCGAGTCTGCAGGTACACCTGGCCTTGCGGGTATCCTCGATTGCCGCCGCTGAAATCGTTGTTGCGAATGGTGAGCGAGCCGAGCAGCACGTTAGATGCGTTGTACGTGGCAATGTGCGAGCTTTGGCTTTCGTTGAACTTGCTGTCATACACTTCGATCGTGCAGTTGGAGCCGGTGTCCGGGTAGAACGACAGCGCCACAGTTGCATCATCTGCCTCGATGTCCCGGAATATCAGAGTTCGAGGAAGGTCCGACGTGTAGTAGTTGGCGAGCCCAGCGCCGTCGCAGATATGGAGCTTCTCGACGATGAGGAAGCGCGCATAGCCGTTGCACGCGAAAGTCTTTGACGAGTGACCGAACTCGACTGAGCCGTAGTAGTGAACCGGGTTGATGCCTGGGGGCGAGTAGATGTAAAGCCTTGTGCCTGACTCCAGCCACGTGCGGTCTATCTTTAGGTCCTTCATGGTCGAAAGCGCAGCCTCCATGCGCAGACCGTCCATACCGCCCAGGCGCACAAAGCAATGCCAGTTCAGCGCTGCTGCGGACATACCCACGGCATCGAAGTACCAGCCGTCAGCATCGGATGCGAAATCGCCCGCGACAAGAGTGCGGCGCAGCGAGATGCGCGGCTTGTAGAGCGAAGCCCCCGCAGGGTCGTAGCTGGTGATCAGCACTGGCGCTGCCCTGGTGCCCGCAGTGTTGTACGCCATCGACACGCGGTTCGTGGGGCGGAACCACGAATCGCTCGCCAGGGCTATGACGTCGCCTGAAACGGGCGTGAATGACCCAAGGCGCGACAAGTTCTGCCAGGGCGCAGTGATGCCATCGTTGGCGTCATTGCCCCGGTTGGCGTCGATCTTGTAGACAGGCATTACGCAACCCTCCGAACCCGCGGCGCAGGGTGATACCGATACGCCCCGATGTCGGCGTACGGCCGCAGACGACGGCCACCCATGTGGACGGCATCGGCGATGTGGATGCCCGCAGCAATGCAGGGGGAGCCTGGGCGAAGGCGGAAGTCTGGCGTCAGCATTGCGTCAGTGCCGACGATGCTGTTTGCGCCCTGCGAGATCCCGACATAGGGGGTCGTCGACCCGAATATGCCGCTGTAGTTCTCGTCCATCCCAGGGTTCGATCCAATGGAGTACCCGATCGGGCAGTCGACGAGCAGGTTGTTGCGGCAGATCTGGGTTCCTGCCATGACGATGCTGCCGATCTTCGTGATCCCGATCTCGCACCGCACGAGCGTGTTGTTGATGAGCCTGTTCCCGGTCTCAATAGCGCTGCCGTAGCTGGCGCCTCGGTAGCAGTCGACCGCCAGATTGCCCATGAAGGTCGCATTGGTGGCCTCCCAGAAAGAGAGCGCCGTGCCGCTGTTGGTGATCCCCGTCGACACCAGATCGCTGATCCGGTTGCCCCACGCAGCACCGCCAATGGTCAGGTTGTCGAGGAAGATGCCGTTGCCGTCGATCGGGAAGCCGCCTTGGTACGAGGCCAGCGGCGTGCCGCTGCGCACGCCCTTGATGTCGTTGTCCCAGATCAACGGGTAGATGTTCTTCGCCGTCTGGATGCCGGCGCCCTGGACGAGCACGTCTTCGACCCGATTTTTGTAGCACTTCGGCCCACGGAAGCCGCTGAAGCTGATGCCGCCCGGCAGGCCGAACGAGCCACCAGGGCGCGTGCCGTTGCGCCTGGACGTGTTGCGACGAATGGTGAGCGCGGACGAGTAGACCACCGGATGCAGCGCCGGATCGATGCTGCCCATGCGCACCCAGATCCCGCCGCCACAGCCCTCCACGAGGTTGTCCTCAATGACGAGGCCATCAAACACAGCCGTGTCCCACGCCGCCGTTTCCACGGTGATTCGTAGGCCCGAGTCCGGCGTGCCGATGATGCGGTTGCGCCGAATGAACCAGTTCTGCGGCGTGGCTCCGACCCCAGAGATCAGGTACGCGATGCCGCGACCGCTGCTGCCAGGCGTCCCGCCGATGCTATGGATGTAGTTGTCTTCGATGTAGACGCCGCTGAACGAAAAGCCGCCGCCGAACGCAAGCGCCGACGTGACGCCGGCCCCAGTTACTTCGCACCGACGCACTGCCTGATGCGTGGGCGCCTCAAAGACCAGCGCAGAGCCGGCCGCGCCCGTCCTGCGGACTAGCAGGTCGTGGAACTCGGTGTAGTTGCGGGCGCAGTAGAAGAACGCTCCATCCAGGTCGACGCCGCCTCGCGCATACTCGCTCGCCCCAGAGATGATGACAGGAGCAGCGGCCGATGACGCGCCGTGCGCCCCGACGTTGAAGCTGCCTCCCGATCTGGGGAACATGCCGTGCAAGACGAGCGTATCCCCGCCGACGACGCCCGCGCCGCCCCACACGATCGAGGTCCAGCCCTGCCATGCGTTAGCATAGGTGGTCCCGTTGTTGGAGCCGCCGTGCGATGCGTCAGGACGTGCGTGCCAGATTGCCATTATCCCGCCACCTCCCGAGGCTCGACGTACCCAAAGGCCCCGATGTCAGCAGGCATCCGCATGGGCATGCCACCCATGTGACGGACGCCTGGGATGTAGACGCCCGCGCCACGGCAAGGGGAGTCGGGGAGAAGGCGGTAGGCGCTAGTCAAGCGCGGATCGGCGGGAATGGTCTCGGTGACAGCCGGAGAAACTGCCGCGCCGTTATAGGCCGCAGCCGCAGTGCCGAACCCATAGATGCAGTTGTGCGAGATCGTCGCCGGCCCAGCAGTCGAGATCGGCGTCTCAATGGCCGGGTCTGTGCGCACAGCGCCAGGGAACCGCGTCAGGATGTTGTTGCGGATGTCGAACCGCTCCACGCCGGAGGGCTGGTCGTACATATACCAGCCGATGCCGCTCATGACGCCTGGGCCTTGTGGCGCGATTGGGTATCCCAGGTTGACCAACGTGTTGTTGTAGAACCGATGGTTCATCGCGCCGACGTTGCTGAAGTCGTTGACGATGATGCCGGAATGGCAGTTGACCACCAGGTTGCCCATCCATGTCGTTCCGCGCCCGCTGTTGTCCGAAAATGCCAGATAGGTATCGGTCACGACGTTTCCATCAACCAGGACTCGATCCGCGCCTACCTCCGAGTAGATGGCGCACCCATCAAATTGGTGGTGGACGGTGCCGAACCTCGCCCCACGGAACCGGTTGCCTGTGACGCGACTCCAGGCCAGACGGGCCTGCAAGTACACCTGGCCCTGCGGGTAGCCGCGATTGCCCCCTACAAACTCGTTGTCGCGGACCAAAAGCGACCCGGTAGTAAGGTTCCCGCTGAACGCGGCGATATGGACGCTCTGACTCTCGCTGAACTTGCTGCCATAAACCTCCATCGTGAAGTTCGATCCAGCATCAGGATAGAAGGAGAGCGGCACGGTTGCATCGTCCGACTCCAGGTCCCTGCATATCATGGTTCGCACTTGATCTGAGGTGTAGTAGTTGAACAGGCCGCCACCGTCACAGATGCGGATCTTTTCCAGGATCAGGAAGCGACCATAGCCACTCGTAGCGAACGTCTTCGATGAATGGCCGAACTCTACCGATCCATAGTAGTGGACCGGGTTGATGCCTGGCGGCGAGTACACGTATAGACGGGTCCCCGATTCCTTCCATGAGCGATCAATCTTCTGATCCTTCATGGTCGAAAGCGCAGCCTCCATGCGCAGCCCGTCCATCCCACCCAGGCGAACGAAGCAATGCCAGTTCAATACCGCTGTAGTCATCACCACAGCATCGAAGTACCACCCGTCCGCGTCAGACGCAAAGTCCCCAGCCGTTAGTGTTCTGCGGAAGGTAATGTGTGGCTTCTCCAGCGAGGCCCCTGCCGGGTCGTAGCTTGTGATTAGAATGGGGGACTGCTGCGTACCATTGTTGTTATACGGCAGCGCAATTCGGTTATCTACCGTCCACCACGAATCACTGGCGAGCGCGATCACGTCGCCAGTCAGCGGGGTGAACGACGCGAGCCTGGACAGATTCTTCCAAGGCGCAGCGATGCCGTCGTTGGCGTCATTGCCTCGGTTGAGATCGAGTCGGTAGACCGGCATCGCTTAACCCGGCTGCGACCGCACAACGAACAGCGCCACCCGAGGCGCACCCGTGCCG